AGGCACTAATAGTGTTAATAAAGCTTACTTAGGTACTAACCTCATAATGGGGGGGGGTAATGTGGTAAAGAAAGTAGGAGAAGGTTTCCCAGGATCCAACGGTATAGTAATAAATCTTACTAATGATACTATTATTATAGTGCTAACAGAAGATAGTGCATATGAATATGAGATAACATTACTTCCTAATTCTACTTTTGCATTATGGGTAGATAGATCTAAAAGTTCATAGTTTCTATGTGATATAAATCCTAATACTTCTGAACATAGTAACTACAACTTCTCATAGATATTCTTTTCATTATCTGGATCTACAGATTCTGGTACTTCTACAACAAAACAATCTTATTTATTTGAAATAGACAGCAGTTCTGAAGAAACCACAATTGCTTATATAACTTCTGCTGCATAAAAAATAATCTTTGAAATATATTTAAATTAATAAAGCTATTGCTTAGGGGGGGGGGAGGGGTAAATAGCACACAAAGTACAAGCAATAAAATGGATACAGGTATATTTATAGGAGATAAAATAATTACCACATCATGGGATAAGATATGGAATAAACCAACTACTCTAAGCGGCTATGGGATTACGGATGCGGTAACAATTGACACACATCAACAAATATACGGAACTAAGGAATTTAGACAGACAGTATTTATTGATACACAGTCTGACGTAAAGCTAATAATGAGGGATGATGATAATCACGCCTTAATTGGAGCAGCTAATAGCAAAGGATCAGTATTATCAAGACTTGGATATTATGGTGATAGGTGGGGAATTGACGGATATAAAATGCTTACTACAAATAACTATTCTGCCGAACTGGATAACCGCTACGTCAACAAGGCAGGGGATACGATGACGGGAAAATTGTTATTTAACGCAGATTCTGGCATTGACCTTATGTCTATTCCAAGAACCAAGTCTGCTATCAGTTTTAATAATGCAGGTTCCAATAGAATTGGAATTAACTTCACAGACGGAGACGGTAACCTAAGAATAGCTAGAACTGATATTAATCAAGACTGGGTAAGCGGAGACGTAAATATTCTTTTAGGGTCTAATAATTATAAAGTTTGGCATGCCGGCAACGATGGTTCAGGTTCAGGGCTGGATGCGGATTTGTTGGACGGGTATCATGAATCTAATTTTGTAAGAAGTTGGTGGACCGATTCACCAGGATATGATTGCAGCACCTACAACAATAGACCGTTAATAAGTTTTACGTATGGTAATAGTGCTCCTTTTAGTGGGGGATTTATAGATGTAAATACAAGTGGTTACGGGTTTTATTTAGGAACCGGTCATTCATCAGACCAATCACTATATTATCGTAGACATGGCAGTCTGTTAGACGGCGGCATGGGATCGTGGCAACAGCTTGCAAGAGTTACGGACAATATAGCGTCCGCCACCAAGTTGCAAACCCCTCGCACAATATTCAGTAAGCCTTTTGACGGCACAGGAAATGTAACAGGAGGAGCTAAATTTACTAATATCTGCATTGATACAGATAACAACGGAAATGATATCGGAAGAGGTAGTGAAATAAATAATTATAACGATCCACTGTGCTTACAGCATGATTCATCTAAAAACTTAATTTGCTGTGTGGGTGGTGGCAACGTCGGCATAGGAACCACTAATGCTGCACATAAGCTTCACGTTGAAGGAGACATCTATGCTACTAATGGTTTCAGTGAGACATCAGACATTCGTAAGAAGAAAGTATTAAGTCCACATACTGTGGATCTAGATGATATGGCTTATGCTGATCTATTTGACTATACTCTTATAGATGATGAAAAAGAAATAGTAAGAGTAGGTACCAATGCTCATTACTGGCTTGATAAATTACCTCAAGTTGTTACCAAAGATAATGACGAATATCTATCTTTAAACTATGGAGTACTAGGAACTGTATGTGCTTTATCTGTATCTAAATATGTTAAGTAGTTAGAAGATAGAGTTACCTTATTAGAGAATAAAATAGCCTCATTATAGTAAGTAAGAAGCGCTATTAGATGTTACTAGTAACTATTCAATAACAGGAACATAATAATACCATGTACGTTATATAAATATAATCTCGAACAATTTTCAGAGTCCTTGCTGATTTTAATCCCTTTTCAAATCAACAAGGACTTTTTGGTTACACTTATCAGTTACTATCTATGAATTATTATCAGTTAGGAGAATACACAATGCCGATATTTAAGAACATGTTTAGCAGTGCAGAAAAGTTTCTTTCCGCTGCTATAGGTGGATTAATTTCACTATATTCACCAGTATATGTTCCTATAATGGCTCTAGCAGGTGTCATAGTAGTCAACACTATATATGAGTGTAAGGTAAATAAGAAGTTCAAAGATGACGAGTTTTTTGCTCGTTCTAAGAGATTAACGTCAAAGATATTCTACAAACTCAGAGATGCTATAGTAGCTATTTGTGGAGCATTTACTATTGAGAAGTTTATTGTAACTTCTATAGAATTACACGCTATAGAGTTTATAGCTGGTGCTATCGCTCTCGTTGAGTTCTTTTCTTTACTAGAACACTTAGGTAAGTTACATCCTAAATGGAAGATATGGAATATACTTAAGAGAGTAGTAAAGAAGAAAGGGGAACAGATTTTAGATGTCGAATTAGATGAAGAACTATCAGATGATACCAATAATAGTAAAGATAATTAATTGGTTCAGTAATAATATCAGAATAGTCGCAGTAGGTTTCGTTAGTTTACTTATTGCGACTATTTTGTTTTAGAACAATTAGTTAAGTAAGAAAAATAAGGAAATAGATAGAATAACTAACAATATAAAGGCTTACGAAAGTATAGCTACAGATAAAGAAGCACACAATAGAGTATTACAACTTACTATTAATGAACTTAATTATAGTAAGGATAGCCTGGTACAATATATAAACTAGGTTAAGAAAGAAAATAAAGTCAAAGACAAGAATCTAACTAGTGCAAGCGTAATCAATACTGAGATTAAAGATTCTGTAAAAACAGTAATCAAAAGGGAAGCTATAGACTTTGAAGAAGAACTAAAGCTTAATGAATTAACAACTATCATAGTTAGTAAGAAGGATTCAATCCTAACAGCCAAAATTGACATAAAGAACTAGCAAACAATATTTGTAGAAGAAAAGAAAGAGTACCGTAATAAGTATAAAAACGGTTTTATACGTTTTCTTCACTTTGATTGGAGACGTATCATAACTAAAAAATATACTATTCATAATTCTAATCCTATTATAAAAATAGTAAATACTAGAGTTATTGAGATAAAAAATAAGGAGTGATCAACACTCCTTATATTTCCAAATATAATTGTAAGCTTGTTTCTGTTTACCTTGACAGCATCTCCATATACTTGATGTACAGTAATTAAGTGAACGTCTAATTTCGTTAATACTTGGCCATTCTCTTATTAGATTCTTGTCTTTATCATATTGTAACACGATTTTACTAGTTTTAATGTTGTTCTTTAAGGATCTTGACAAATTATAGTTTCGGTTTCCGTAATTTGTATTATAATTATTAGAGCACCATTCTAAATTAGTAATACAATTATTAGACTTATTTTCGTCTTTATGATTTACTTGTGGTAAATTATTTGGGTTAGGTATGAAATACTTAGCTATTACTTCTGGTAATGCTTCTTTGGCTTCTCAGTTAGCTAGCTGCTGCTGCGATTTAAGACAAGAAGTATGTAGCGTAAATAACAATATAACTAGAATGAGTTATGAGAACCAGTTAGCAAACTGCAATCAGACTAATACTTTGCAGAATGCAATAACCTCTGGTTTCAATAGTTTAATGGCAGATAATGCTTCCAAATTTAATATTATAGGTTCTAAGATTGATGCTCAGACTCAGATTATCAATGACAAATTCTGTCAATTAGAAATGCGTGAAATGCAGAATAAGATTGAAGCTCTTCGTGATGAAAAGCAAGCTTATCAGTTGTCTGCTTCTCAATAGGCTCAAACAGCTAATATCGTTAATCAGATCAGACCTTGTCCGGTTCCTGCATATCTGACATGTAATCCTTTTGGATGTAATGGTGGGTTCTCAGGATACGGATATGGATACGGCGAAGGCTGTAATTGCTAAGAAAGGAGGTAATTATGTTTTATCCTTTCAATCCTTACATGTTTAATAATAGAGTAAGAACTGTAGATAATTTTGGTATACCAGTAGTTAGAACTATCTATGTTACATCTGATGTAGAAAATAGTAGTGTAACATATGGTATATGTCCTAAAATATGGAGGCAATTGCCATGTGAAGGTATCTTCTTACTAAATGTAACACATGTACCATCGTCTACTATACCTGCTGGTGCATTAGTTAGTATTGATCCTACTAGGTCTAGTAGTTCGACTACTTCCAGTAATACATCTAGTGGAGCTAAACCATTGATTAATGGTTCTGGTGATTAGATGCCTACTGAAGAAGTATCAAATGGCAACAGATACTTTGTATACTACAATAAGAATAACGGAATCTTCCAAATAGTAAATCACATTGTTACTCCTGCAGCTCCTGCAGCTTAATAAATAACTAAGGGCTCTTAATTGAGCCCTTTTAATCTTAACAATATGCTATTCAATCAATTAAAACCTGGTGATAACGTCTACATTATAGAAGTTGTAGGGACGTTTAAAAAGAATACCGAGTATAATATAGGTAGAGTTATATCTGCATCTAAGATATACGATGAACCACTACCACAAGGGTAGTTCCCAATGCCTAATCAACCTCGTAAGAAAGTAATAGATATAGTAATACAATGTAATGGAGAATCTAAGAAGTTTACTATACCTGAAGATAGATCAGTAATAACTGATACTAGTATAGGTCTTACTATTTCTACAGATAAATCTGAAATAGTTAGTATTATTAGAAATCAGTATAATTCATACAAAGCTCAAAAAGAATCAATTGCCAAGTGTGATGAAGAGATGAGAAAATGTCAAACATTGCTAGATAAACTTGGTACTGAAGAAGATAATAAAGAGGAGTCGAAGATAGATGTTTTATAGAAAGAAATAGATGAGTTAAAGAAAATAATTAAACAAGCAAGTCAAATGGTTCCACCTCCAATGAAATAGATGCTACCATAGGATATGCAAGATGTAATGGATAAGGTTGATCAATAAGGTCAACCTTTTTTTGTTTTAAGACTGTACAGGAAGCGCTATTAGTTATACTAAGGGATTGTAAAGACAAACACATAAAGTGTCTCAAAACGCTTTAAAATGCGTTTTAGGATGTATTAACGTTAATGAAATAAATATGAGTCTAAATAATATTATTGACAATGTGTTATAGATAGCTCGTAATAATAATATAACTGAATCTGAGAAGTTATCCAAACATCAGATTGAATTATGGGTTAAGTATTACAGAGCTATGTTAATAAAGTAGGCTATAGATAAAGGATATGATGTAGATGAAGCGTATGTCTCTACATTAGAACCAATCCACTTAGACAGAGTACAAACAGTTCCTAATAAGTTTGTATATGTAGGAGATAAGGAACTACCTACTTTGATTAATTTTAAGTATAAACCAGGAGTACTAGCAGTACGAGATATGTTTGGTAATCTTATTCAATTAGGCAGTTATACTAAAGCCAAATTGTAGAGATACAGAAAAGCTACATGTAAAGATTATATTGCTTGGGTTAAGAATAATAAAATATACGTAGAAGGTGATTCTAATCAATTAGAATATATAAGTATAAATGTGATACTTGAGGATCCTACTAAAGACATACCTTGTTACAATCCTGATGATGAATATCCTGTACCATCTGCAATGGTTCCTACTATAGTATAGATGATACTAGAAAGAGAACTTAGAACATTAATAACTCAACCTAGTGATGTTACCAATGATTCTGAAGATGATACACAAAACCTATATAGTAAGAGATGAGAGAAAGATTAACATATGACAGAAAGTGTTACACTATTGCTGATTACTATATAAGCTATAAAGAATATATAGAGCCAGATACTCAGTATGATGTAGACTTAAAAACCTTTAAAGCCATAGTAACTGATTATTTCAAGTACATTAGAGATGAGGTAATGTATAATTGTAAGGAATTTAAGTTACCATGTAGATTAGGTAAATTGTCAATAGTTAAACATTAGCCTAAAGAATTTACAGGTAAGAGCCTAAGATGGGACTGGAAAGCTACTAAAGAGTTAGGTAAGCCAGTATATCTATTAAATGAACACAGTGGATTCTTTAAGTATAGATTCTATTGGTCAAAGAAGGACTGCTTACTCACTAATAAAAGTATGTATTAGTTTGTAGCTTGTAGGCAAAATAAAAGAGATCTGGCATAGATAATAAAGAATAAGTTAAAAGACTATCCTGAAGTATAAATATGATAAACAATAGAATGATTAGTTCTAAATCTGTTATAGCTAAGATTATAGCGGATCTAGATTTAAAGGAAGATCAAATTAAGATAACTGATATCCGAGAATGGATAGCAGAAGCTATACTTAAGATAGGAGCTATACAATAGTATGATCATAAAGTAGTAGTATTACCTGTAGTAAATCATCAAGTATCTCTACCTTGTGATTTGTATAAATTAGGTCAAGTGGCATTTTCATTTTAGGATAACGGTGGATGGCTTCCAATGAGAAAGAGTACATCTAGCTTTGGAGTATTCCACGATAATGGTTGTGGTAAACCTTGTATGTTAATACACGATACTGAATTATTTCCATTAGTGAAGAATATGTTTAATCTTACTAGTGATGCAGAAGCATTACAGAAACTAAATGAAGATACTAGCTTAAGATAGACATTAAGTATATTACTTAATCAATGGACAGTAGGTACAGTAAATGGGTAGTATACCAATGGTACAGTAGGACATAGAGATGGCACTATGTTCAGTAATGAGTTATAGTATATGACTAAACCTGGCTATATTATGACTAATATACCTTGTGGTTTTGTTAAGATATCCTACTATGCAATATTCACAGATAGTGAAGGTATGCCTATGATACCAGATATTGAATCGTACAAAGAAGCAATATTCTGGTATGTGACTATGAAGTTAATGTATCCTAAGAAATTAAGAGGATAGATAAGCCAAGGAGATTATTATGATATACGCAATTCTTATAACTTCTATCGTAAACAGGCATATGCGGAGGCAATGATGCCAGGAGTAGATGATATAGAAAGTATTAAGAATACTTGGACTAAATTATATCCTGAGTTCGATGATCACGATACGTTCTTCTCTACTACAGGAGATGAGTAGAATGTATATAATTAGAATAGATTATGATTAGTAATACAGCTCAAACGATGTAGTTTTACTCCTTTAGTTCAGAGTACATTAACGCAAATGTAACAGGAACAGGGGTGTATATGATTCGAAATATATTGAATCAAAAATGTTATGTGGGTAGTTCAACTAATCTGCGAAGAAGATTACAAACACATATTTGTCATTTAAAAAAACAAAGGCATGCAAATAAACATTTGCAAGCAGCATTTAACAAATATGGATAGAAGGCTTTTGAATTTGCTATACTCGAACACTGTGAACCAATAGTAGATACTTTAACAGTTATAGAACAAAAATATCTAGATTTAAAGCCTGAGTACAATAATGCTCCGAAAGCTTATACTAACATTGGTTGCAGACATACAGAAGAGTTTAAGAAAAGAATTTCACAAATTCGTACAGGTAAACCAAAACCGCTTGTAAATTCACACGAATATAAAGAAGCTAGACCTTTAAAATAGCCTAATCGCTTAAAGAAAAATAGATTTGTACCAGTAATATAGATGAATTTAGATGGAGAATTTATAGCAGAGTACGAAAGTATAAGTAGCGCTGCAAGAGCAATTAATCGTGCGAGAGAAGGTATTCGTGACGTTTGCAGAGGAAAATAGATATCTGCATTCGGTTTTAAGTGGAAATATAAAAATAGTTAGTTATGATATCAAATACATTTCAAATAAACACCTTTACTGCGGGTATGGATACAGATACGGATACTACTCTATTACCTAATAATAAATATAGGTATGGATAGGACGTCCGTATAATTACGGATGATGAGGGTACTTCAGGTGTATTGCAAAGCGTAGATGGAGCTAAAAAGTATAATTACAGTATAAAGAATACTGAGAGAATAATTGGTACTGCTACTATTAATGATATTGCAGTAGTAGTAACTAAGTTAAATGATGAGTATAATAAGATATACCGTATAGAGAATTTTAATTCTCCTAATCCTACTAGTACTGTAATATTAAAGGGCAAGTTAGGAATTGGTAAGGATTATGATTCTAATCAGATTAGTATAGTACTTAACTATGAGACTATATCTAACATTAAGATGTACTTTACAGATGGAGGATCTATTATAAAGGTAATCAATATAATGGATGATAAGTATGTATAGTACCCTGATATAGATAACCCATTACTAGATGAAGAGGGTAATATACTTAATCCTAATAGTATTGATATTATTCCTAATGCAGTATTACATCCATTTGTGATACGTAATCTTGTAAAGGGTAATTTTAAAGCTGGTGTAGCTCAGTACTGTTATAGATTATATAATCCCCATTCTCAATAGACCTCTCTGTCAAGCTTAAGTAAAACAGTACATCTGGCTGAATCTGACAGTAGTTCTAGATTAGAGGATTATTACGGCTCGTCAAAAGGTAGCCTTACTGGTAAAGGAGTTGTACTATCAGCGCCTCTAGATACTAAAGACTTTACTCGTTGTACTATTATACGTATCTTCTATGAAGATAATGATTCTGCTCCTACATATTCTATAATAGATGACGTTGAAATAAGTCCAGCTTCTGATGAGATTAACTATACTGATACCGGTTCTAGTGGCATCAGTACTCTTACTCAAGAAGAGTTTAACGCATTTACTAGTTATGCATTTATATGCAATAGTATTACTACTGTATAGAATAGACTATTTGCATCTAATGTAACTGAAACCTCTTGGGTTCCTATGATAGAGGATGTAGATGGTGAAATAGTGGAATATGATGCTAGAGCGTATCGTGCTAACTCTGACGGATATATTAGAATTGAAACATCTGATCCGGAATAGTATATGTACTTTGGTATAGATAACGTAATTGCTATGCGCAAAGTTCCTAAGCAGCACGATTGTATCAATCCATATAACCTTGTTACATAGAATAAATACTCAGCTACTGGTTCTAAATACGTATACGGTCGAAATAAGAAACTTGGTGGTAATGGCCTAAATATAGAGTATACATTTATAAAAACTCAATTGGAAGAAGCAGATATTACTGAAGCTTATGGTGGATTAACAAATAGTGTAGGAATAGTCGGACGTAATCCCGTTAGAGTAGACTATGTGGCTACTTATGATATAAAAGGAGGAGATCCATTATATGTAGATAGAGACTACAATAGGTATATGCAGAAAAACTATGCAGACCCTATAATTGATTCTAGATACAGAAGTTATCAAAGAGATGAGATATATAGATTCGGTATAGTATTTTATAATGATAAGTTTATCCCATCTCCAGTGTTATGGATAGGTGACATCAGATTCCCTGATTTATAGGATTGCCCTATTACTGAAATGAAGTATAGTAGTCTATTATCTGTTCCACTTGGTATATAGTTTACTGTTAAAAATATGCCTATAGATGCAGTAGCATATGAGATAGTAAGATGCGACCGTACTATTGAAGATAGAACTATTGTATCTTAGGGCGTAATTACTCCTATATATAACTATAGAATTCTAGAGACTAAAGAAAGCGGAGATATAGGCGTAGGGGAGAGTGATAAGGAAACTAGTGAATACAGATCTTTACCATTTCTACATAGTAAAAAGACTAACTTCTAGGTAATGAGAATTGCTTATGATAGTAAGATACTTGAATCCGGAATACTAAAATCTGATGAGCATATTACAGATGAATATTGGCGTTTTATTTCTCCAGAAGTATGCTTTAATGGGGAGAAAATGGAAGATCTATTTAAAAGTAATATTTATATAGAACAACAAAATCTGCTTCTTACCAAGTTCAACCCAAATTTAGTAAATCAAGACTAGACAGACGTCAGAAACTGGGTAGCAGTAAGTTCTAAAAACATATACCCACCTAATGGAGAAACTTCTTCAGATACTAATTTATAGAAAGGTAGACAATTTGCTAGAGTGTTCCTTACAGGAAGTGGCAAGGATAATAGATAGGTATTTGAATTTTATGCGTAGGATTTCTGTAATGCTTACATATAGAAATTCTTTTATGACAAGAGTAGTAAACATTTTGGTAAATCTCAAACAATATCCAATGCTAAATATCCACCTATGATACCATATAATGTTACTAATAATGGTGGAGTAAAGCCATATAAAGTAAATATAGGTAACATAACTTATAGCAATTGGACTGCTACAGAATTCTCTACTAGCGATCATGTGCCAACATTTGGACCAGCTGGCCCATGCTTAATCCTTCAGGTATCTTCTGATTCTATAAATAATATACGTGGGGTTAGTGGATCAGCAGATAGCGAGTATGCATACGAATGCCCTCTTATAGTAGTTAATGCTAAGAGAGGCATAGTACCATATAGTGGTAATACTTATTCTGCTAGAACTAACTCTGTATATGTATCTATTGGAGCATATAGTAAAGAAGTAGACGAACCATTGTACGTATACGGAGGAGATACTTATATTGGATTACTTGACTATCCAGCATAGATGATATTTACAAAGAATGACATTAGTGAATGGAATGAAGCTAAGAAGTATTTCGGCGCATATATTCCGTTTGAGAGTACCATCAATATGAAGCTATCTATGGGAGAAATGACTCATAGAACTTTTAATTCATCATTGAATACAGTAGATGCCTTTATGCAAATTGAACCTACACAAATGTAGGGTTTCCATGCATAGAGTAAACCATACTATTTATATAATGATGCGTACTCAGTAGTATCAGATGCTAAGTTATTTACTACTAGAGGGTTATATGATGAGGCTAATGTTAAGTCATATAATAGAGTATATACATCATAGGCTAAGACTACTAATGAAAATGTAGATAGTTGGTCTATATTCAGACCAGCTGACTATATAGATGTAGATTCTAAGTATGGTTAGATTACTAATATTAAAGGTATATTTAATAAGTTATACTTCTGGTAGAATACTGCATTTGGGTAGCTATCTGTAAATGAACGCTCTCTTGTATAGGATAACAATGTTGGTCAATTAGTATTAGGTACTGGTGGAGTACTAGATAGATATGACTACATAAGTACTGCTAATGGTAGTAGTGTAGTCAATGATAGGAGTATCATTAATTCAAATAGTAATGTTTATTGGTACGATTAGGACAATAATGAGATAGTCAAATTTGGTGGACAAGGTTTGAATATTATATCTAAAGAGTGTAACGTTCAAGCTTACATGAATAATATGTATGACTAGAAGACAAAAGAAGCTAACTCTGTATATGATAAGAAGTATGATGAAATATGGTTTAGACTATATAATAAATCATTGATATATAATGAGAGATTGAATGTATTTACATCTTTATACACATTTGACCCTGATTTTACGTTACCATTTAAAGATAAAGTTGTTACTACTAAAAATAATGATTTTTATGTCATAAATTCATTACAGATAGATGGATTTGGAGATGCTGATAAAGATGTACAATTAAAGATAGTAGTAAACAAAGATCCTCAGTATACTAAAGTATTTGATAATATAGCATTTTAGGGAGAGTTTGTAGCCCCTAATAATAAGCTTCTTACTTAGGATGTACTTAGAGGTGCTAAATTTGATACAAAACATTAGACATCTACTAGACAAGGTGAAGACTTAAAGTTTGATTATCGTGAAGATACTTACAGATTACCTGTTCCAAGATAGGATGATTTTGAAGAGAATGAGAGCTTATCATTCCCTGCTAGAATGAGAGGTAAGTATATGGAATGCGAGTATAAATTTAAGTCTGCTAAAGATTATTCTTTTTAGATGCCACAGATAACAACTACTTATAGATATTCTAAGATTTAATATGAAAAAGAATATAAAGAAAAAAAAGATAAAAGTTCCAGCAGCTTAGTTTGGATTTAAAACGCCAACCCTGCAGGATTACTATAATGATTTTTAGATGCGGCTCAAATTAGGAGATACTGCTGACATGTACACATATAAATATGGAGTAAATCCTAATGACGAGAGATTGTATAATTTTACGTTATAGGCTGCTAAAAATACTGCTGGAAACATAGATAAGTTATCTTCAATCAGTAATAGTAATATAGCATTGCCAAGTTTAAATCCCGCTCCAGTTGCGTTTAACAAGCAGTCATCTATAGATCTTGGCACTGCTCCTAATGATCCATCTAATCTCATTCAAAAAAATTCGTCTGGATCTGGAGGAGATAAAATGGGCTCATTGAATGTATTAGGTATAGCACAAGCTATACCGGGAGCTATTAATACTTTAGCCAGTCCATTTCAAAAGTCTACCGCTACTACTGGTGGAGAAGCTACAATGTAGTCTCTTTCTGATATTGCAAGTGGAATTGGGTCTGGGGCTCAATTAGGGTCTGCAATAGGTGGACCTGTAGGTGGAGCAATTGGTGGTGCAGCTGGAGCTTTAATTGGAGCCATTGGTAGGAAAGGTAAGAAAGCAGCAATGACTTCTTTTACTGATTATGACGAGGGTACTTTAAACACTGGTCTTAGAGCTTTATTTAAAGGTAATAGTGGGCTTAGAGCAGAAAGAGCTAGAATAAGAACTAATGCCTTTTAGAATAGAGAGGGTGTAGCTGGTACAGAAAGATTACTCAATGAATTCAATGAGAATAATACTGAAATAGGTACTAATACATTCCAATATGGTGGAGGAGTACCTACTTCATTAGCATATGTAGATGATGGAGAATTAATACAAACTCCTGATGGATCTGTTAGCAAAGTACCAGAACAAGGTCAACCTACTGATAGTAATCTAGTTGATTTACCAGAAGGCAGTAGAGTGTTAAGTAATACTTTAAAAGTACCCGGTACAAGTAAAACCTTTGCAGAATTAGGTGATAAAGTAATGACTAAAAAAGAAAGTAAAGGAAAAGATGTATTTGCTTAGAATGCAGATATGCTTAATAAGATGAATAACAAAATGATGCATGACAAATTATTTGCTATGCAAGAAGGTATTAAATCTAAAAGAGGTATTAAGAATAAAAGTAAAGAATTACAAAGTTTCGCCAAAGGAGGGCCTGCAGGTTATAATGCCGCTGGTTTTATGATAGACCCTAGATTTGCGGGCGAAATTAGTATGGGTGTTAGCGCTCCTGCTCCAAGAAAGGTTAGAGATACCTGGGGCATAAAAGGAGATATAACTGCACCTTGGGATAATTATGGTAGAGTATCGGAAGTGAACGTTGATAGTTTACCAGAAGTAGTAGAAACTGTTAGCGCTCCTAAAAAGAGACCTGTTAAACGTACAGCTAAGACTACTAAACCCATAATAGCCCCAGAAGTAAATCCTGATTTAACTACTATAGATGAAGACTATAGTGTAGAGGCTACTCCTGGTGATATTAGTACTAGAATTATAAGTACTCCAATAGTAGAACCTGTAATTAATAAACCTACTTACATAAATAAACCTGATTGGAGAAGTACCGTCGGAGATTTATTTGGAGATCTTGCTTCACTAGCTCCTATTATGTCTAACTTATTTACTGGTAGGCCAGAAGCAGTATAGGCTACTTATAACCCATATGCATCTGCTATTACTAATACTATGGGTAGACGTAGGTATAATATAGATCCTTTACTAAGAGATATAGATACTAATAGAAATGTTGCTAACTACGCCTCTAGTCAACAAAGAACTAATACCGGTCAAGATATGGCATTTAGATTATAGACTGCTATTGCCGCAAATAAAGCAAAAGCTCAAGCTAGAGCAGCTGAAAGCAATGCCAATAATCAATACAGAGCTGAATATGCTAATGCTATGAATGATCTTGGCAAACAATGGGTTAGCGCTACGAATCTTGCTTCAGATCTAAATGCACAGAATAGAGCTGCAGTACGTAATATACGTAGAACTGGAACTAGTCAGTTAAGTCAATGGGCACAGAATAAGGCATTGATGCGTAATCAAAGTAAGAGAGATAAGGCTATGTTGGAATTGTATAAACCGTTCTTGGAAGCTGGTTTTACTACTGCTGCTATGAAGAACTGGAGTAAATTTTTGAAATAATATGTAGGCAAATAGATATGATAGAGCTGCACAAGCTCCTATATTAAACACATATGTTCCTATTAATTTCGGTGAATTATATAGGATAGGCTCAGCTCAAAAAGCTGCCGTTGATTAGGCAGCTAAAGAGTTGACAAATACTCTAACAACATTCGGAGAATTCCAATCGCCTTCTGCTATAGATACTGAAAACTATTACAAATAGTCTATAGGTAAGTTTGCTGATTTGGTTCAAGAGGCAGCAGTTAATCCTGATGCAATGAAGGATGCTAGTTTTAGGTCTAGATTGCAATAGAGAATAAATAGTCTAGATTACTCTGCTTTAAGTAGACTTAGAGAAAGCGCCAACAATCTTAGACTAGGCCTTTAGAATAGAGCTAAGATGAAAGCAGAAGGACTATATAACGAAGATTGGGATGAATCAGATATAGCTAATTATGACACTTTGGGTTCTAATAGAGTATTTGAAGACATTAGCCCTGTGAGATATATGACTGCTAATCAATTGAGTAACCCTTATTTCGATAATCTTAAACCTGGTAGTCTAGGAGTACAATGGAAAGACGGAGTTAAGTATTAGGTTACTGGTAATAATATGGAAGACCTATATGCGGTAGCTAGTGCTCATTACAATGATTTAATTAGTACTCCGCAAGGACAGAAGTATTATCAATAGATGTTAAAGAACACTGGAGGAGATGCTGATGCAGCCAAGCAACAGTTTATAGATATGATTGCTTCTTCTCAAATAGATAGAACCAGAAGACCGACCCTTACAGTAGATCCTGCTTGGCTTAAAATGTCTTTAGCTAGTGCAAGCAAAGAGGTCACCAAAGTACTTCCTACAAGACAAGAGAAGATAACGTATGACTTAGCTATGCAGAGTAAAGGCTTATATGATCAGCCAGTTAATGAAAAAGCTGGAAGAGATATGAGTAGATTATACGGGGCATCAGATAAATTCATGGCAGTAGCTGAACAATATGCTAAAAGATATCAATAGACTAATGATCCAGAAGATTATGCTAATGCGATTAGGTATCAGAATAAGGCTAAAGAATCTGTTAAGTTCGCATATGATATCAATCGTAAGGAATATATGAAATAGGTATTTGAAGATACAGCTAAATTCCCGTTATTATCAGATCCATAGAAATCTAGTAGTTACTCTAGAAAAGGGTATTTGAGCGGTGCAAAGAGAGCCCTTCAAGAGTTAAGTAATACTACAGAACTAGATAAGAACGGTGATGTTTTACTTACTTCTTTAGGTGGAGAATATAATGAATACGTTACTAAGGATGGAGCTAAAACAAAAGTATATGACTTTGGTGATTCTAGAGGATTTGCATTACCAGAAACAGTGTTTTCTCAAGCAACAGGTTCTAAGCCAGTAAACGTCAAACGTAGTGGGATATTAGGTGAAGAAGATTTCCTATTTAAAGAAGCTCTCGAAGGTGGGCATTTCAGATATGTACAATTTAAACCAGATTCTTCAGATAATACTATTCAAGTAGGTAATAATAAATTAATATCTGGAAAGATAAAGATACCTAAGAATGAAATAGAAAGAGTAATGGGAACACATATCATAGGTAGCACTCGTTCAACTTTAGAAGAACTTTATGGTTCAGTAGATGTAGAGTATGGAAAAGATGGTAAAGTATATTATGAAATACCCGTATACAGAAATCTGCCCAAAGATAGTGACTTAGACTACTGGTCTAAAGTAAACGCAATAGAACAAAATTCTCCTTCTGCAGGAGGTCTTGGTGGATCTGCTCAAGCTAAAGGAGCATATCCTGGTATAATAGAAAGTTCACTTAAACAATAAGTTTTTATGAGTAAGAAGAAAGTTTATGATACTTCTTTGATCGACAATATTAGAGGGGTTAACAAACAGTTTCGTGAGTATCTTGCGCCACAAGCTGATATGGAATCTTACTTACTAGATGCACAAAACCCGTAGTATATGTATAAACCAGATGACTACGGGTTAACAGATTATATATCTGATGCATATAGCAGTTGGGATTTAAAACGTAACTAGACTAACTATAGTACTAGAATGGGAGAATATCAATTAGATGAATCTGATATATCTTCTATGAATGATGCTGAACAGTATCTTAATAATATTCGCACAATAGTATTAGCTCAAGACTCTAGTGATCCTATAGCTATTGAACAAGGCAAATTGGCTGCAGAATAGAATACTAAATTACTTGGAGCTTACGATAAGATTAGAAATGATTTAGGATTAGATGGCGATATAGATACTCAAATACGTAGTATTCAAGATGCTAAGGAATCCAAGAGAAAGAATCAAGAACAAAATCTGAATGAAGCTTAGAAGTATCTTAATAATGCCCAAGATATAATAGATAAAAATAGGGTATCTGACTATTATAAGACTAAGGAACAAGAAGGAATATTTGATTATACTCTGGATTCTTTCTTATATAAACTGCCAGGTATAATGGGCTCTTCTTCTGCTTCATTAAAGACTTAGATTGCTGGGGGTGTAACTGGCATTGCCGCTGCAGCTATAGCCACAGGTCTTATACCTTTAACTGGAGGTGCTTCTGCTGTAGCTCTTGCCGCATTAGGTGCTACTAACTTAGGTTTAGGTTTGTATGGAGCTACCGAAGAAAACAAAGCCGAAGTATATGATAACCTAAAAACACGCGTTACTTAGGAAACCACTAAAGATGACACCTATGATAAAGTAATAAAAGAAGCTAGAACCAAGTATAATGGCGAAAAACCACTTACTGATGACTAGATTATGGATCAAGTATTGTCTGGTCAAATTGAAGTAAACAATGTAAAATTCAATAAGTCTTTAAAGAAAGCACTTACTGGAATAGATGCTTTGTATCAAAGAGATATGTGGAAGACGTTTGGTACTGAGGCAGTAGAGAGTACCATTGAAATTATGCCATTTGGTTCACTTGCTAAACTTGGTAGAAAATCTGCAACTATAGCCAAAGGTTTAGACAAGGCTTCTGCATTAAGCGACAAAGCTAAACAGGTTATTGGAAAGATAAATAATAGAATAGAAAGTGTAACTAACTTTGGTATAGAGAAATCTATACAAGGTATGGCTAAGCGTAGAGCAAGAAACTTTATATACGATTCTGTGAAGAGACAATTAGTACTTGCCGCTAGTGAAATGGGTGAAGAGTCTGTACAATACTTAAATGGCCAAGATTATATTGATGGTAAATATGATGGGCAAGATCCTAGTTGGTTAACTTCTATACTTGACAATACTGTAGGTACAGCTAGAAGTATGTATGCTTTCTTTACTCCTTGGGATGGAGCTTTGTCTTCTGATGAAGAATGGCTTGATAATGCTAGAGCAGGAGCAGTATTAGGTCTATTTAATATAGGTAACATTGCTTCTACTGCAGCAAGAACTAGAGGAGCTATAAAGCAATATAAAGCAGATAACTGGTTAGCTAGTCACGCTACTACAGATATGTTTGCTGATAAAGAGGCTATTCAGAAAGGAGTATATTATGCTGATAAAGCTAATAAAGGCTTAGATAAATAGATAATAGAATCATTTAATACTGCTAAGGAAATAGGTATAGAGGGGATAGAAGACACTCAATGGGATGAAGAGCAACGTAGAGCAGAACGAGTAATGGGTCTTGCTAGATCTAATAAAGTTAAGAGTTTAGCTGAACAACGTGGTATTAAGCCTAAAACTGACGACTATAATATCTATGTATCTATGATAGACTATTATACTAATCGGGAAAAGGAATCTACGGAGCAGTATAATAATACTAATAAGACTGTACAAGAGCTGATATAGAATGAGTAGGCATTAGACGATGCTGTGGCATTTTCTTATTTGGACGGTTCTGGGCAGCAGGAAGATAACGAAGAATCAGCAGCTGCTATTGAATGGATTAAAACATTAGGATTAGAGAAAGCTAAAGCTGTTGCATTACAAGAAGCACAATATGAATTGGAAACTGCAGCTAATGACTTAAACGAACTCAAAGATAAATTTGGCATTAATTACAATAAATCTGACTTATCCACAGTAAGATCTACTATTAAGAAACTTAATGACGAGAATCAGAGTAGGCTTAAAGAAGAAGGCATTGAAGATAATGATGTAGAATTACCATCTATACATAGATAGCTAGTAGATGCTTTTAAAGCTAATGCTTACGCTCAAGTAGACTTAATTCGTTCTAGAAAAGACTTAAATGATCTAATCGGTGATAACGATAAATCTGTAGAACGTACTAAACGTAAGATTAATAAATGGAAACGTATATAGAAGGAAAATTCTGATCTTGAACAGGATATAGAGGATAATTTTAGATAGACAGAAAAAGAAGAAAACGTAGTACCGGTAGAAGATGAAGTAACAGTATCAGAGCCAACTCAGCCTACTACTGAAGAATTTACAGCAAAGCCTCAAATTCAACCTGAAGAACAAGAGACTACTGTTGAAACTCTCACTGTAACTGAACCTGAAACCCCTCAACCTACAGCTGTTAAAGAAGAATTACCTCAGACAGAAGAAGACAACACTAAAGAAGAAGAATAGCCTACTTCTACTGAAGGTGGAGATATTATTGCCAAAACAGATATCGAAGATAAAAGAAACAGTATTAAAGAAGCTAGAGCTTCTATTAGAACTGTTACAACAGAACCTGGGGATAAATCAAGATCTTCTATTGAACGAACTAGAGATAAAATCAATGCCGCTAGAATAGCAGAAGGTAAGGAGTTGGCTTCTTATACCAATGCAGAGTTGAATGAAGTTCCTAAAGTATAGTACAACCCTCAAAATAGATACGGTAAATCTTATCAAGAGTCGAAGGATTTCTTAGATGGTACTTTAAAGGCTATAGATCTGGATGTAGCTAGTATAATGGTAGGTCTACATCCTGAAACAGAATGGAAGTACGCTAAAGAACGTAATCCTTATTTCATATTACAAGATGTAAGTGAATTAGCTGATATGGAATTGTCACTTCCAATATCTAATCTATTAGAGAACTTAAGTGACTACAGTACTCTGCTAAGTAATCTAGACGAGGCAATATCAGATTTAGATACTCAAGCTGCCGATATTATTATTAATAGATTGAATGATTCTAGACGTTCTATAGATAATGCTTTAGAAGCTTATTAGACGTATTTAAAGAATAAGAGTCAAGAATAGATAGATGTTACTACACTTGACACGTTCTCTCCAAAAGGGCACAGAATTGTATCTGAAGGTAGCCCTGAATTTACTGCTAATTCTGCAAAGCCAGACTTTATAACTGCATCTACTTATACACTGAGCACTAAAAACAATGATGTATATGTTACATTCCATTACAAAGGTAAGGATATAACTACAAGGATGCTTCCTGATAGTCAGAGTAGTGCATTAGTTTAGAAGATTAATGCTTACTTAGATATGCAGAAGAAGGACCCTAATTTGGTTATTAACTTAACTGGAGTAGATAGAACCAATGGCATTATAGTAAACGGTACTCCTAAGAAGCTTACAGATGCTTCGTTGTGGGAAGGTAGTAAAGATCCATATGATATTACTCCAGACAATACTGTAATATCAATAGGTACAGGAGCTTATGGTAATGTATCTCGTAGAGGTAATCAAACATTCTTCCAAGATACTACTTCTATGGGTGGAGTATATTGGCAAGCTACTATATTTAGACCAGAAACTGGTAAAAAGTCTAGAATATCTTTAAAGCTTACCCCAGCTAAATTAGGTGAATTTGAAGGATTAGCTGACTTAGTTCTCGATTTGTTTAGTCAAAATGATCAGGTTAAGTACACTACTAAAGATGGTACAGTAACTCCGTTTAGTCCTTAGGATTTGTTAGACTTTATTGTATTTAATGGCAAAGGCTCACAAGTAAGTGATAATCAAGTTGAATCTTATAGTCAAGAGCAACTTAATAACAGAAAAACTAAACAGTTATACATTAATGACAATGGTCAATTAGTAATAGGCGCTAATGCTTATGAGTTTACTGACTTAAACAGTAATCCTACAGTAAGGAAGCAAGCTATAGAACAGCTTAATACGTTCAATTTCAGAATAGCTGAAAATAACTTGTATGATAATTGGGGAGCAGATCAATTAAAAGAAGGAAGTATATTTAAAGGCCTTAAAAGTTGGTTTGCTAACAGAGAATTAAAGAGCCTTACATTAGTACCAGGAGCTATAGAATTCAATGAAGAAATGCTTGGTTTAGGTTCTAATCCTAAACATAAAAAAGGTATTAGTACTCTTGGATATTATATATCAAATGGTCTAATAAAAACTGATTTTGAAGACTTAGTAGACGCTAGAGTATATTTTAAAGATGTAACTATAAGCAGACCAGCAGAACCTACTACTGGTGATACTTCAGTAAAGGAAAAGATAGAAGGTAAATCAGAATCTCCAATTGATGCCGCAAATAGCATATTTGACGGTTTGATTGACGATGAGATTCCTATGGCTTTATTTACTTCTAAGAATTTATAGGAAAGAACTGAAGCTCAAATGCAAGCTGCTAAGAAAATAGTAGCTAAGCTTACGGATTTATCTGAAGACGATGTACAGACCTAGAAAGACATTCTTGGAGTAACTCAATCAAGCTTATACATACTTGGTAAGGCGCAGTTAGATTCTATCACTTTGTCTAACTTTATGGAAGAAGGCGTAGAGTACCATGAAGCATGGCATCGTATTTCTAACTTACTTATGCAACCTAAGAAAAGAGAAAAACTCTTTAACAGAATGCGTAAGAAATACGGTAAAGATCTTACTGATAAAGAATTAGATGAACTGTTGGCGGAGAGATTTAGAGAGTTCCAATTAGGTACTGTAGAATCAATTGACTATGAAGCCACTAATTTGTTCAAACGTATATGGAATTTCATAAAAACTTTGGCTAAGGTAAAGGATTTTGCATTAGCTAGACTCTACTATGCTATAAATTCTGGAGCATTCAATGACATAAAGCCTTCTCAAGATAATATAGACAGATTCAAAGAATTATATGGTAAAGAAGGTGCTCTATTTACTTACAGAGGAAAAGAGTTTAATGAAATACTAAATCAAAAAGCACTAAATGATTCTATAGACAGTATGATATACTTACTGTTTAATATGCCTATTGAAATTACAGATGAAAACGGTAATAAGCGAGTTACAGTAATGTAGGTTCGTGAATATACTGACATTAGTACTCTTCCTTTTGATAAGCTGTATACTATACTTAGAGATAGTAAGAATCCAGCCTTACAAGAAATGGCTAAGAATATAGACTTAGTAGATCAATTACTAAGAGATAGATTGAGAAAGTACCAAGTAAAATCAATTAATAAGTTTAGAGATACTACCGAAGAAGAAGGAGACGATTTAACAGGAGACGTGTCATCATTAGGAATAGACGACTATACTAAAGCATCTTATGAACAAGATCCATTTGGTAACGCTCCTGCAGAAGCTAAATTCTTCTTTACTACTATTCCTTATTATCAAGCCTCAACAGAAGGTAATAAATGGGTAAGCCAAAGAGATCCTATTACAGGATGGCCTAAGTTTAGAGATCCTAATGAAGTATGGAATACGGTAATAAATGATTTGCACTCTGTCAAAACTGTTAAATAGTTAGAAGAACTTATAAATCAGAAAGCTCAAACTAATGCTCTATATGTTGGAGTTAAGAGTAATTTAGACAGATTATTGGCTAGAAGTAAGCAATCAGATAAGTATGTATCTACTTAGGCAGAAGCTACTCTTACTAAGATTCTTACTACTATACATAGTGCTAGAAATAACTTTGATACCATTAAGGCATCTACTGTAAATGATGATCAACATCAAATAGACATCATAGATAATACAGTAGAGAATAAGTCCAGATCTTATCCTGCAATGTGGTCTCAGGCATTATTCTTGGACGGTAGCGTATTTACCATAGATGATAATGGAGATATTCATTATACCAAAACCCCTAGCACTGATGGTAAACATATACTTCAATCAGCTGTAAAACGCTATAATAGTTTATATGACGGATTTAGAAGTGGTGGTAGACTGAAAATCGGTGATAAGACATATGACATGCATGAACCTTTTGTACAACAGAAGGTAAAGGCTAGTATAATTACAATGCTTTCAGCTATAGGTATTGATATAGACAATGGCACTCTAGACTTTATGTTGAATAAGCCAGATTATACTGGAGATGGTTCAGAATATAGTAAATTACAAAATTTCATTACTAGCACAGCTAATTATGGAGGTTTAAGATCTATATTTGGCAGAATAAACACTCTATTACAATAGAGAGATAATCTGAATACTATTACAGTTAATAATAAAGAGGAAGAGACTAGTACAGTAAATACTACAGATATTTATACTAATATGGGCTTTGTTAAAACTCTAGCAAACGCAGTGGTTGAATATCATAGTACAACTGATAGTTTAATGTCTATTGGAGCTAATAATAACTTACTCTACGGTTCATCATAGAATAATTTTGTTACAGATAGAGTAGATGAACTCAATGAAGATGGAGAAATTGTAAATAAGTTCTTAGAGGTTCCTTATACTAAATCTTCTTATATACTTGATAGAGTAAGAAATCAAGGGGACAGATTACGTGTACATACTTTTGTCAACTTTAAGACTTCTAACTTTGGTGATACTGGTAGTGATTATCATGGTATTACAGACTTGGAAGACTATGTAGCTAAAATGACATTAATACTTAATGATCGTATCATATTCCCTACAGTAGGTGATAAGAAGACATATCCTTCTTTATCTGGAGTTGCTTTGCCTCACGAAAGATTCTAGGCAGTCCATTCTAATAGATTCTATCCTAGATATGTTACTTTTGGTGATGCAGCTATAGAGTAGCTGATAAAATATGCATATAGTGAATTAGAAGCAGTAGAATAGGCTTTAGCTCAATTAGATCCTGATAGCGATCAGTATATACCAGAAGAATATCGTACTAAGAACTATCATACTCCTATGAAGTATAAAGACGAAACTGGTAAACATACTGTAGAACCTAACGGTACTCGTTTTAGGTACTTACTAGGAGTATATACTATAGATCAAAACGGTAAAGTACAATTCAATTCGTTCAATGATCCATCTAAAACTTCTAAACAAAACTTAGAAGAGGCTAAGCGTTTATTCTTTAACTTACCTAGAGAGCAACAAGTTGCCGCAATGAATACTATTCTAAATCATAGATTAAATGAGGAATTATAGTATGCGAAAGAATTAGGTTTAATTGAAGCTGATAACAATCTTAGTACTAGCTCTATCAAGAACAAATTACTAGATGATAGAGTGTTACAGAAACGTAAAGACTATTATAGCAAGGCTGGCTATACTAACTCAGAAGCATTAGCTATACTTGATGTTCTTGCTGATTACTCTGTAAATAGTATTATATCAATCAATGAGGTAGAACGTCTGTTTAGTGGAGATCCTGCTTTCTATAAGATTGTGTATGATTCTAAAGGTATTATAGATATTAGTGTTGATAAAATCAAACGTCTTGGTTCACAAACTTCTACAGGTATAAATAACAGATTAGATCTAGAAGATTTTGATCCTGAATATACTTGTGCTGAATTAAAAGACTTTGAAATTGCATCTAAACAGTTCTAGGATACACTAGTCCCTTTATTTAGAGATTCCGCTTTAAGAGAAACAGTAAAATCTGTCAAAGGCATTGAAGCCACTTTAAATGAGGATGGTTCTAACAAGTCTATAGAATAGCTTAAGCAGGAATATCCAGAACTTGTCAAATTAGCTGAAATGAAAGCTAAATCTCAAGTACAAGGGTATGGAGGAGGAATTAATGTGGCAGATGCTGCTGTATATGTTACTCCTGAATTCTATGCTAGAATGATGCGTTCCATTGGATTCTGGTCTCCTGAGATTGAAGAAGCGTATAGAATACTTTCTAATCCAGCAAATGAAGCAGAAGCTAATTGGGAATCTGTAGCTAGTGCTTATAGTAAGGTAATGAATGCTTCTTTAAAACCATTGAAATATATGGCATTCGGACATAGATTTGAAAACAATCTAGCTATACCTTATTTCAATAAGATGGCATTATTCCCCTTATTTAAATAGGTTGCCACTGGAGACATGTAGAAGCTTTATGAGAGAATGACAGATAAAGATAATCCTATTGATATGGTTATGTTTGAATCTGCTGTTAAAGCTGGTTCTAAGAATCCTTTATCATGGTTAGACAAAGATGGCAATATAAATGATTTATATAAGTTTACTACTTATAAGCAAAATATGGCTTATTTACGTCAACAGTTATCTACAGATCCTCATGAGCATCCTGAAACCTTAGCTGGTACTCAGATGCTCAAAGTAGCATTAGCTAACCTTGACTTACTTGGTAATTACGGTTTTGGAGACAAAAAAGTAAAAGGCGAATAGATAAGGGACGCTATCTTTGGGGCTATGAATGCTTTATCCGATATAGGTAGACAGAAGATTGCTGAGGAATTACTTGATGAAAACGGTGATCTATCTATACCCAAGCTGTCTAAGATGTTGCTGGATGATCTTAGTACGCAAGATGCTGATGATAATTTGCTTGAAGGAGTATAGTTAAAGGATGGTAAATTATCCGTATCTTTCTCAGCGATATCTAATAATAGCTGGATAGAAAGTCGTATATTGAGCTACATACAGAAAAAGACTATTGATGTAATACTTCCTGGTGGTTCGTTTATTCAAAGATCTGCTTTTGGTATTTATGCCTCTTCTGAAGAAACAATGTCTGATACAGGCCTTAATGGTGGTAAAGCTCTTAAGATGATTGATGAAACCGACGGTAGTATGCAATCTATCGTTAGTATAAATCTATTTAAGAGTATAATACCTGGCTATAGTAAGATGACATTTGAATAGGCTAGAGAATGGTTATTTAAGCATAATGTAATAGGTCAAGAATCAGGAGCATCTGCTATTGGCTATCGTATCCCTACTCAAGCTCAAGCTTCTATATCTGCATTAAAGTTTATGGATGTATTGCCTGAAATTATGGGAGATACTATAGTATTACCTGAAGAATTTACTAAGCAAACTGGTTCTGACTTTGATATTGATAAATTGTTTATATCTAGATATGGATATGACAAAGAAGGCAATAAAATTCAATTTGATCAAGAGAAGGGCTTTGAAGGAAATTCAGAAGACGCTATCAAGAACTATATGGTAGAAAACTATTTAAAAGTTCTTACTACTACAGATATTACAAATTAGCTGAAGGGGTCTATTGACGACGCTACTGATAAAGTTCATGAGATACATGATAATCTTATGAGTTTACGTAGTAGTAGCCAACAGTATGTAGAACCATTCCAACCGTACATGCCCAATTATCAAGAAAGTAAGAAATCTGAATACACTAAAGGTAAACAAGGTATTGGTCCTTCAGCATTGAATAATGCCCATATGATTCTTACTCAGTTAGTTAATCCTAAATTTAAAGCAAATCCGTTTACCAGAGCTCTTAATTTAATAGATACTAACAAACAGTTTGATGATGATGGTAGTGGAATGCGTGTATTAGACTGGTTATCTGCTTTGATTAATGCGTTTGTAGATATTGCTAAAGACCCATATATTATGGATATGAATGTTAATCCTTATACTTATAATATGACTACATTCTTATTCCGTATGGGTAAAGGTGAACAATCATTCTATTTCCTTAATCAACCTGTTCTAAGAGATGTAGCTGAAGCGGTGCTTAGAGTAAGAGGTAACTATGGTAAAGATACTACTAAGACTCAATTTGAAGTAGAATCAGAAGCTACAAACGAAGTATTAGATAGATACGGTATAACAGAAGAAGTTCGCAGTTCTCATAAAGATATTCTTACTGACGACGCTGAATTAGCTGTACTACTGAAAGATATCTTTGACGGAGAACTGAAAACTATGCTGTTTAATGCTAAACCCGAATAGTAGAAAGCTTATCAAGCCAAAGTATGGTTAGCATGGCAAGCGTTAAAACCATATGCTGATGACTTAGCTAATCTAGTTAAGTATTCTAAAGTAGATACTAAGAAAATGGGTAAGAGTTTCATGGAACAACTTATCTATCAAAATGGAATGGATGGACTGGAATTACCTCAAGAAAGTCGCTTTGAAGAAGGTGAAGTAAAAAGATTCTATGAATCTACATTCATTAGGACTAAAACTGATAATAGTGTTATATTTGCTAGAGAAATGTTTAGAGGACAATTATTACGTAATACTGATAAATTTACAGATATATTGAAGAGTATTCTAGACATTAACGCTAAGCCTAAAGCAAATATTAAATATGTTAAACCTTTGGTATAGGGTATGGAAACATATTTAAAGTCTGAATTCTTTAATAAATATATTGAAGATAAAGGTATAAATGTACTGCAGTTTATGTATGGTAAAAATAGCGTACCTAAACGTTTGATACGTTTTATTTATGACATTAAGAATGGCAAATACCCGTTGTATTTAAGCAGAGACGGTAGCATAAATAATGAGTTCATTAAATACTTAATACCTAATACAATTAAGTATGAAAAAAGCTTTGCTCAACCAGATCTTATAGATATAAAGACTATGTTTAATCAGGATTCAGCTTCTAAGAATGCTATCATCTATGGGTGGCAGGACTTGTTAGATAGTTCTAATGATAAAGTTAGACAATTAGCTGAAGATCTTGTAATATATTCATTCCTTACATCTGGAGACAATAAAGGTATGAATACTTTCTTTGAATTCGTTCCTAATAAATGGAGAATAGAATCAGGTTACTCTGACTTTATTCAAAAAATGATAGATGAAGAAAATATTGAAGTAAACATAGATGATTTGTTCTTGAATAACTGGCAGAATAATGACTTAGTTCCTAGAGTGGATATAAGCTATAAAGTTTCTAGATTACAACCAGATGGTTCTCATATAGATGAGACAGTTATGTTTGAAGGCATTACTAGTAAACACGAATTAGGTACTACTGGTAGAAAACCTTTATTGATGTTTATAGGTAATATTGGTAATCAGGTTAAAATAAACGCTTCTGGTTATGTAAAAGTACCTGAATTTAATGAAGCTGCTGGAGTTTGGATATATAGATCTGTACCAGTATACCCTAATTTTGTAAAGGTTAAATATGGTAAGGCTAGTGATCCTACTTCTTATATGGTATATAAACTAGTTGGTACCAAGAAATTAGTAAACCAAATAACTGGTAGAGAATTTATTTCTCCTGTATACTTAGCTGTCAATAAGAAAGGGTATAATTACAAAGGACATAAAATTGTCGAATACGGTAGAACTGACGGTTATGCGTTTAACTACTTCCCTATTGGTATTACTGAAAAGGATATAGAGAATGGTAATTTAGGTAGAATGATTTATGACAATCCTAGATTAAATGATTTACAAAAGAAATCATATTATTCTAAGTTTGTTAAATTCGATCCTATAGTAAATATCAGTAGCACAGTAGAGTCAGAGTAGAAATATACAGAATAGCCAAATGACTTAGATACTCTTGATAAATTAGGTGAACAACGTAAAAAAGAATGTGAATAATTATGCAGTGTTTGAATTTAAAAAATAAAGAAGTTAAAGCAGCAGTAGATGAAGTTGCTAAAGTATTAGGCAGTGAGAATGCTGCATATTTTATCATATCTGAAAATAATGGATTTGCTATAGACTAGGACCTTAATGGGTCTTAGTCTAAGCTATTTTCAGACCTTCTAAGCCAATTTGGTGGAGATCGTGAACAAGCTATAAAAGAGATAGCTAAAACGTTTATACCTGAGCCAAAAGAATATTATAGCGGCTTTAAGTCAAGTACATACGGTGCAGTGGATCATTCTAGTGCTATAGAATAGTTTACCACTACTGATTAGATCTTAGATTACATTATAAGTTTACCTGTTTCATAGAGATATAAAGATCTAGCTGAAAAGCTGAAACAGGAAAGTACTGGAATTACTTTTAGAGAAAAAGCCAAACCAGGAACTACAGCATCTTATAATGGCAATATAGTACTATATAAAAATATATATAGTAGTAGAAGCAATAATGACTTTGTAAATGATGTTTTACATGAAATGCTACATCATTACTTACAGAAAGAATACGATAGTAATGAAGAACTACGAAACTACATGTCAAAAATGTAGAAGTACTATAAGAAGAAAATAAAGAATTGGGGAGACTACTATGGATTATATTCAGCTCCAGATGAATTCTTAATGGAGATAATGTCTAATAATGAGTTCAGACAAGTGTTACGTGAATCTGAATTAAAAACATGGCAAAAGATCTTAGCTTATTTAGCCAGTTTAATCAATAAAAAATTATTCTAGGATAAAGTTAATAGTAATGTACGTGATATAACATCTTATATTACTGATTTAATAGACAGAGTAAATTAGGGAGATATTGAACATTATACTGGTGATACTTATACTTACGTAAAGAACAGACAGACTGATATTAAAACTAAAGTAGTAGAAGATATTAAGAAAGGTATTAAACAGCGTTTATCTTCTATAAAAAGATATCAAAACAAAAATTTAGACACTATACACAATGAAGAAAAGTTATTAGATGATCTAAATAAATTAGATTCAATAGAAGGTATTGTTGAATTTGTTAATTATGTAAGTAATACTATATCTGATGCGTTCAAATTCTTGAATGAAAGACCTGAAGACATTAATAGTAGACAATTAGTACAGCTAAAAAGGGACTATCTAAGTTTCTTTATGCCTATGATGAGAGATATTCAGTTTATTACTGATACTACAAGTGACCTGAAAGATAAGATACAGGACTATGAAGATTTCAAAGATACTGTAGATAATATTATCACAGGTCAAACCACACTTATGAATAAGTATGACAACATACTTAGATATAGCTTTAGGAATCTATTAGAATAGTACGCTATAGATCATAATTCTCCTACAGTAGAGAAAATGATGAATTGGATAGATGATCCACAAAAAGACTTAAATTGGCTTGAATATTTCATAGGATAGAATACTTCTACTAATAATGAAATTATTCGTATCATGGCTGATATTCTATCTAATCAAATAAATACTACCAAAAGAGCTACATTTGATAAGGGTATATCTATAGTAGATCTGTATGAGAAAGCTAAAAAAGCTAATCCTAATATAGATGTAATGGCAGCTATGCAAGAAAAGGATAGTAAAGGCCAAACTACTGGGTATTTTACCAGAGATAGAAACTATGGCCAATTCTATAAAGATTAGAAAGAAGCAGTAGATAGTATTGTCAAAGATATGTAGCTTACTAGAGATCAAGACGGTGTAATTCAATTTGAATCAAAAGAACAGGAAAAGGAGTTTCGTAAGAGAAAGCTTAAATGGTAGCTTAAGCATGGAGAACTAAAGTATACAGAAGAATACTACAAGTTAAAATACGAATTGTCTATAGAAGCGCAAGATGCATTAGATGAAATAGACAACTTAACTAGTAATATATTATCTAAAGTAAAAAACTTATCATAGTTACATAAACTTACTAAGAAAGATTTAAATAATCTAGATAGTCTTAGCAGACAAAAGGCAGAGCTATATAGTGACTATTATACTGATGGTACTCCTAAATCTGGTACAGATCTTAAAATAGCTAAAGAATTACAGAATTTTAGAAGTGAACTTTAGGACAAAGTTAAGTATAAAACAGACTTTGAAAAGTTTAACAAAGCTGCTAAAGCTGTAATAGATAAGTATGGGGTACATTCTAAATAGTATAAAGACTGGTATGAGTCTGCTACTGAAGAGCGTTACACTGACGAATTCTATAATCTTTTGGATAGTATTAGTGGAGAAAGAAGTGAAGAGCTAAAAGATCTGTATAGTTAGAGATCAAGATTACTTAATATGTATCGGGATAAGTCTACTAGATAGATAAATATGGATATTCCTCAATCTATAAAGAATTTAATTATAGATTTAGACAAACAGATAGCAGAAGCTAGCAATAAAGTAATAGATCAGAGCTAGTTAAATTTCGGAGATATAGCCAAGATATCTAAGACTAGAAAATATTATGAAGACGCTTAGTTGGCAAAAGAAGAAGGCAGATACGAAGAGTGGTATGCTAAAAATCATTATGAAGTAAATGGCAAATTAAGAGTAGCTTCTTATTACACTTATATGGAACCAATATCTGTTAAATATAAGTAGAGAGTTCCTAACGCATACTTTAATATAATTGATTAGAACTCAGAGTTTGCTAATTCAAATTATGATTTGAACGGTGAATATATACAACCTAAGAAATCTTTGTATGATAATTCTGCTAATTACAAAGTAATACAGAATAATAAAGAATTGAAAGCTTTGTATGATTATCTGATACAAACAATGACAGATAGTTATAGTAAAATAGGTTTTATGAGCTATTCTAATCCGTATAGATTACCTCAGATATCTGGCAGAATGATGTCTATAATAGCTAGATCTGATGATAAATTTGAAGCTATTAAGTACATTGTGCAAGATCAGTTTAAAGTAAAAGATGATGATGCAGACTACGTTCAACAGGCAGCTTATCGTAATGATGGTAGTAGAGTTAAACTAATACCAACTAGATATATAAATATGATGGATGATCCTAGTAAGATTACGTCAGATGTATGTGGTTCTGTGATATAGTTCTTTGAGATGGCTGAGAATTATAAAAATATGTCTGCCGTATAGGATGACCTTGAAATGATTATGTATGGTCTTGAAGATCTAAATATTAAAACTAAGAAAAAGACAGTAAGAGGATCTGACAGTAATGTATATAAGAAAGCACAAGAATTATTAGATATGGCTTTATATGGAGAGAAAAAGAAATAGCTGATATTAGGAGGTTATAATCTTACTAAAGGTCTGTAGAAGATATATGGTTATATATCTCTCAATAACTTAGCTAACAACATATGGGCTATAACTGCTAACTACGTTACTGGACAAGCTAATATTGATATAGAATCTATAGTAGGTAAATACTTTAGTGCTAATGATATGTATTTTGCTAAGAAGGAACTAGCTGCTAGAATAGCGGGTATTACTGCAAATATAGGTAATGTGAACCATAAGGATAAATTACTTATGTTGATGTAGATGAACCAAGTTACTAGGTCTAACAATGAAACATTTGATAGACTTGATCAGAGTCAATTACTTAGAGCATTAAACCAACATTTTTGGTATAACGGTTATACTGCTGGAGATTTTGTTATCAAGTCCTAGTTATTATTATCTACATATCATAGTTATAAATATTATAAAGGTGAGTATTTAAACAAGTCACAGTTTATTGACAAATACTATAGTAATGCCAGGAAAGACGGAGAACGTGCTTTTGAGGCTCTTACAGACACTTTATGGGACGCATATGATGTAGTAGATGGTAAGATAGTAATTACTGCCAAAGGAGATAAAAATAAAGCAGCAAGTAAAATACAACCTTTAATACAAAAGAAGATTAATACTATTGCGGTACGTATTGATGGTAATATTACTGATATAGATAGAGCGGCTATTCATAGAAATGTCATCACTTAGTTCTTTGTTATGCACCGTAACTTTATGATTAATGGTATTCAGGAAAGATTTAAAGCTAAACAGTTTAATTATTCTACTGGAGAAATGGAAGGTGGAATGTATGCTGATGCTGCTAAATTTGTATATCATTCTGTATCTAAAGGTAAACTCAATGTAATTGCTCAGGCGTTAGCTGATTGGAAGAACTTAGATGAACTAGAGAGATACAATGTTAAAAGAGTAATGATGGATATGGTAAATATAGTATTATGGGGTTCTATTATATCTACTTTATTAGTGGCAGCAGCAGACGATGAACCAGATGATTGGGCGCTGCAAGCAATAGCATATTCTGCTACACGTATTTCCTTTGAATTTAGAACACTTTATAATCCTTTCGAGTTAACTAATTTGTTTAATTCTCCTTCTGCTGCATTTGCTAGTTTTGATAATGCAAGTAATTATCTTAAACTGTTATGGATACCTAACTTCTTTAGTGATAAAGGAGTATTTAGTGAAGTAGAATCAGGGGTATACAAAGGTTGGCCTAAAATACTTAGAAATACTTTGAAGTTAACACCTGCTAAAAATATATTTGAAGCAACTTCGGTTGAAGGAATTAGAGGAAAACGTAATTACTTAGAAAATTAGCTTATGTTCTAAAAAATTCTATTCCCATGCTCAACTGATTAGATAACATAAAAAACAAAGCCAGTAGTCATCACTCTACTGGCTTTTTTATTATCCATACTGCTATGGCAATTTATCTTCATATGGATAATAATCTTCTTCTGGTACCGAATGTATTAATTCAATACTATTAGAATATTTTAATTTAAAAATTCTTCTAGTTGTATCTTCGTCTAGATCTTTCCAAAAATTGTATATATTTAACGCATCTTTATGTTTAGACACTAGACCTGTATTAATAATGTTTGTAATCTCTTTATTGTTTACTCTAGTAAAAGTATATATCATATAATGCTTTCTATTTACTATTACATAACGATAGTTATATAAAGTATCCAAGCATCTAAATTTCTTATACCTATTCATAGCTTCTATAGTATTTACTTCAGTATCATAAAGTAAGAATATATGATTATCAAGATATGGTCTATTTATATCTTCAGTATAAGCTGCTACAAATCCACTATTTGGAGATACATCTTCTTTTGTAATATTATCGTCTAATAAAGGTATAAGTAATTTAGTTACCAAATAACTCTTCAATTCCGTCATTCTCGTAATATTTACGAGTATGTTCCCAATTGTCTGAATTGATATGATATGAAATTTCTTTTAAAGTATCTGCTATAATATTTCTACGTTTGAGTAACTCCTCTTCGTTAAACATATTAAATACTCTAACTTCGTATTTTCCATTTGTTTGTATCGCAATAATATACGCTTCAAAATCATAATCATCTGGATTAAGATTTAATTCATTAAGCATATACCAAGTAATAGCACAAAGGTAAAAAGCTATTTGCCTGTAATAATCGAATTCTTCTACAGAATGTTTAAAATTATAAACATCACTAGTAGTTTTAAGGTCTATCAAAATGATTTTCTTATTAACATGATCAAACATTACTCTATCAAGTAAAGATTTACATTTTACATCATATAAATCCCAATTAATATGATACTCATTATGACAGGTGTATGTAGTTGGAACATTAAACAGCAAATTATTTGCTGCTACATGTTCTTGTAGGTTTTCCTTAATTTGCTTTAGCATAGTTAAATCAGCAAATGAAATAACCTTCTTTGTAGAACTTACTTGTAGATAAGTAATATACTGACTATAAGTTTCTACAATGTGCTTTGCTTCTGATCTCTTTATATCTACTCCTTTACTATTACTATAAGAATTATTATAGGCATCTAGTAATAGCTTCTCCTCATCTATTAAAGGATCAGTTAATTTATGAGTACTATAATACTCACATAAATCTTTCTGTTGTTTTACTTTTGGAACTTCAAAATCTAATATTTCATAGTCTTTCCAAAATTCTTCTGGTTGAAGAATATACTCATGTATCATAGTCCCTTTTTCAAGGAACTTACCTGATATACCTTCTTCATTTCCGTCTAGCATATCACGAAGATATCTAGGCCCTTTCTTAAGAAACCATCCTATTGCACTATTACTAATGCGTGTATTATCTTCATAATATGGGATATCAATCTTCATCATTTTTTGCAAATAAACTAATTATTATAATAAAAATAGCAAATGCAAGAAACATATCCCCGCTATTACGCTCTCTATTTCTCCTTTTAATCTTTCTTCTAATAAAGAAATGTTTAATTTTCTGTATTATTTTTTTCACTTAGTACAAAATCTTTAAAAGCCTCAGTTTGTTCAACTTCTCTTTTGCTATCTAGATACATACCAAAGTAGCAATGAGCACTATAGAAATCTCCAGTTTCTAAGTTACTTTTTATAAGGTTTAAATATTTTTCTTTTTCTTCTTCTCTTTCAACTAATTCTGATTCAATAAAAGCATTAAACTTTCGAGTCATTAATACTTTATTTACTTTCTTCTCTAGTTTACTGTAAATCTTCTGTAATAAGTTCATTTTCTTCAGTATTTAAATTAGTTTCCCAAGGTATATCGTCTTCTTCTATAACTTGTTCTTCTGTATCTATAATTACAGGTTCATAATTATCCTTATTATTATACATATCAGTTAATAATGAACAATTATAATAACCTGATTTTCTTGACTCTGGTCCTTCATGCCAATGTCCATAGAAATGAGCTATCTTATGTTTAGCTACATTTCCTAATAACTCATTGTTAAATGGGTTATCATGAGTAATTAAGATATCTATATCATTAGGTATCTTATTATAATGAGTAATTACTTCATCAGAAGTATTCTCTTCACCTGTATCTGGATCTATTTCTCCTACATTTACTCCTCTATCCTCAAAAGCCCATCTACCTTTTTGAAATGATATAGGTTTAATATAAGGACATCCGTAAAACTTTATACCTTCATAAGTATATTGTTCATCTATTAATATAACTAATTTACCATTAGTTCTTACAGATAAATCTTGTTTTAACTCATTATAATAACCTTTATTATAAGCATCTTCTAAAAAAAAATCCTTTGTGTTCAGTACAATTCGCTAATTTGTACCCGTATAAAACAGCTCATACTTTCTATTCGTATGAGAACCGACTATCTCACATCTTCACCCTAACGTGTTAAGAGCTACGTGTTTCCACTTGCTTAAGTGTACTTCCATTTCAGGAATAGTCTGTGAACCTTCTGCAATTACGCAGCTTGGCTGACGATAACCATTTCAGGCTTCTCCTCAATTAACGTAGTTTCGATTACAGATTTCTCTGTAAAAGCACAAATTATATTTTCAAATTTTTTACGTTTAGATTCTTCATATACTCTTGCATTATTATAAATGTAATTATAAAAACTTTTAATTTGTTGTCTTCCAGAATATTCCATTGTACAAATATGTTTTTCTGTTTTAGCTTTAGAAAAATTTAACTTTGTTTTTCTAAAACCTAATTGTTTACACATATAATCTTGCAACGCGTTAATAAATTCGTAATTTCCAGTAATTGTAAATTTTACGTTATGTATTATTCTTTCTCGTTTACCAGATTTACATTCTTTATCTGTTATTAACATTATTTTTCTTTTTCCTTCCCAAATACACCCATCACCGTCGAAATATCCTCTTATAAAAGAGTTCATGTATATAGATGGTACAATATTTGGATTAAATGATATTAATAGTGATTTTTTAGGTACACAGCCATATTCTTTTAATTTATTAGCCATGTGTTTACTTACAAATTGGCAAGAATAAAAAGTATTTCCTACTTTTGGCTGAGTTATTTGAATATCTTTTGTTAATTTGATAGCTTTTTTAAAAGATATAACAGAATTAACTCTATCTTTACTCTGTCCAAAATGTATTGTATTATTACTAATTGCTCCGTCTGCAAATAGAAAACCTAACCAATACGCTTTCTCATCACAATCAATATTATCAAAATAATGTTCGTTTAATGAATAATCTAATTTCATATAATATAGTTTTTAAATTTATATATCATATAACGTATAAAATTAGAAAAAGTTTATGATTACCAGGAGTAATAATAACTTTCTTACATGGTAATTTGTTTACCCAACTAGTAAATCTATTATACCACCAATGTCTAGATGCATCTATAGACCGTTGATCATTCAAACCAACTATATCTCCTGCAATACATAATACATCACATTCTGGTATACTTATAAATGAACCATGTACGTCACTTAAACTACATACTTTCATAGTTAAAATTTAAAGGCTAGTATTTCTACTAGCCTTATTTGTTATTACGCAGCTGATTTAAGATTAATTATAAGATGTTCAGTTTCATCTTCATAATCATCGTCATCCCAATCATCATCGTTATCGTTGTCATTATCATATTCGTAATCCTCATTAGAATCATATTCTACAATTTCTTCTTCTTTTGTAGTAATATTTAAATCCTTTAGAAGATCAGCATTAGATATTTCAGGGAACATTAACTTTTCATCAATAAATGATAAGATATTATCAATAGATAATAAGTTAAAGTTACTTACAATAAATTTATAAATAGAATCAATACTATTTTCTTCTATACCTTTATCCTTCAAAATCTCTTTAAGGAAACGAGCATTATCGTTAGGTTCAAAATGACGACTATAACGAACACGAGAACAACGATCTTTTAGATAGCAGTTAACTTTTTCTTCATTATTACATGTAAAAAGAACTAATTTCTTTGCATTTGTCTGCACACCATCTAACCATCCTAATAAGTCTTCTGTATCCCAGTGCTTATCTACTTCATCAAAAATTACTACTACTGGAGTAGAAAATTTACGAAAGAAGTCATTAATCATATGTGTAGGGAAATCTTCATCTACTACAAATATGGGAAGATTAGACTTTTCTGCAATGACTTTAGCCATAACAGTTTTGCCAGTGCCTTTGATACCACTAAGCATTACACCAGTAGATAGTTTACTAGTATTATTAAAGTAATTAATTACACGTTTTACAAAGATTTCGTCATCTTTAGTTGTGTAAACTTTTTTAGGTAGGCTAAGTGACCCATCTTCTTCAAGGAATACTCCTACTCCAAATCTATCAAACTTCAAGTTGTATACTTTACCGTTTACTAAATCACAATCCAAACCATTAGGTTTTGTTACTATCTTGTTGCCTGCTTTAATAAATTCTGACATAATCTGTTATTTTTTAGTTTTTAATTCATTGATCATTTGATCAACTTGTTTTTGGTTTCTTACTAAGTATAATCTATACTTAGCATTACTCTTCATAAGAGTATATTTAAAGATTTTCCAACGCAAAGGAAATGAATCTCCCATTAACCCTTTGCATTCTATTATAAAATCTTCTCCAATGAAATCAGGTAAGTAAGTCATAGCTCTTATCTTTTCTCCATTATATTCAAACTTAGGTATAAGTTCAAAATGAGTAGATTCATATTGTGCTGGAATATTAGCTTCTTTAAGTTTTTTGTATGTATAGGTTTCAAGTTTACTTCGGAACTTTATACCATTGTAGACATTAGGTGTAGCATTTTTTACTCTACCTTTTGTCTATTTCTTTTTATTTTTTGGTTTCATATTTCCAAATATATCCGTTAGGATCTTTATGTAAGTTATTACAATAACCACTTATTGTACTCTTAGATAAATTACTAAGCTCTGCAGCTTCTTTTAAACTTGTATAGATACATAGTAAACATCCTTCTTTATTAAATTTTAATACCTTCTTATATTTCTTAAGTGGCAATTTATTATAGTTCATATTATACTTTCTAGTACACCATTCAAGATTATTAATATTATTATTATGTTTATTTTCATCTTTATGGTTAACATCTGTATAATTATTTGTGTTTTCTAAAAAAGTAATAGCTACTAACCTGTGTACGGTTTTTGTTTCTATTTTACCATTTTTAGATAAATTTACTTGTAAATATCCTGAGTTTTTAGCAAACTGCTGTAGTATTTTACCTTTTATCTTTCTGGTAGTATAACGATCTCTCTTAACTACTCTATCAATTGACCTTATTCTTCCAAAATTAGAAGCTTCATAATTTTCATAATTTGGTATAACTTTCCAAATTTCATTTTCTTTTTTCATGCTGTTAAATTATATAAACATATAATATTATAACGCATGTTTATATTGTTTGTTAACAATTTTCTCTATTTCTTTTTTTACAATTTCAAAGTTATTTAATTTTATAGCATCCGATACATCTTTTGCATTTAAATACTTTGGTATAAAACAAGCTTCTAAGCCTATTTTAAGGCTTATTTTACGACTATATCTTACTCCTGCTGGGTCTCTATCAAACAGGATTATAATGCGCTTAAAACGCTTCTTAAGGCCTTCTAATATATCATTAGGTATAAATGTACTTTCTGATGAAGGAGATATAGCTGGTATTCCCATTTCATAGAGGCACATTACATCTTTCATACTTTTAGTTATAATCAAAGTATCACCTTTACTTGGTAATTGAGCATACCCTTGTATGTCATACTCAGTAAGGTTATTCCTCCATTTAGTATATTTATCAGCTAAAGGTCTATATATTTTAAAGTTGTTATACACTTTATAAGCATACATTGGATTATCTTCTTTATATATTCCTTTAACTATTCCATTACATAAGTAATACTTAATACTATTCACATTAAATTTCTTTAATGTCTTTTCGGAGATATTAAACTGAGACCAATAATTGATATCAGTAGGAGTAAATTTCTGCCTTACTATACCAATTACAGTCTCAGAGGAAGGTATATATTGCTTAGAGCTATCGAGTTTAGTGTCCGTAGTAATGTTAAGCTGTTTAACAATATCTTTTAGTATATCATTATAATTTGTTAAACCTGTATACAATGATACAAATTTAACTATATTACCACATTCACCTGTTCCATGGTCCTTGAATAGTAACTGTTTAGTTCTCTTGCTATAATAGATTCCAAAAGAAGGATTCTTATCCTTACGAAATGGACTATTATATATTGCACCAACCTTAAACTGTCCAAGGTAGTGAGCATATATATCATACTCACTTACTTTAGATAATATATAATCTAAAGTAATATCAGTAGGGATTTTAACCCTTCTTTTGTCATACATATTGTTGTATAATTAATTGTGGAAGAGGATGGATTCGAACCACACCACACGCTACCTCCTAGAGGCCTGTACTACTCCATTACAGTTAACGCATCCCCCGTATATCCTATGTACTCTCACTACTATAGGATAATATTTGTTATTATTTGTAAATCTTTTTATGTACTAATTCTCATTTCCTTATTTTTTAGTTAGTAAATGTTAGCTAGTCCCCGAATTATACTTTTTCAGTCTGTGTTCGCACAATAATTATAAAGGAATATCGTCAATAGTCTTTCTAAAATAGAATCCGTGTATTACCTAGATAATTTTTATAAAAATAGAAAGCAAATAAATCTTTAACAAATTAAAGCTAATCTCTTTCAAACCGTAAAGTAAACTATCGTATCATAGGACTCACACCTATCTTTGTACACCACTATGCGGGATTAAGGCATAGCTGCTCTTTATGGCATAACGTCTCCTAGTCTACTTTAAATAATTCTCGTATCTTTTTAATCTTAATATTAGCTGAGTCTTTATTAAGACACTCTCCATGATTAATTACAATGTTCTCTTTAGTCTGTTCTATATCTAATGGAACAGCTCTTCCCATTCCCCAACCATTTTTATATCTACCCTTCTGATGAGCAAACATATAATAGCGAAAAAACCAAGGACTAATACCATTAAGTATTAATCCTCTATTTAACGAATCTTCGTGTCGCTTAAGACATACGTACACCTCATATCTTACATTAGACTCTCCTTTATAAGTACCATTACCATCTAAAGTAGAATCACATGAGTATACTGCTACTCTATAACCTAAATTCTCAAGTAAATCAACAATTTGCATTGCTGTGTATGCTTTATTAAGCATTTCTTCAGAACCTATATTACAATTTTCAGATATGACAACATATACATTTATTAAACGTCCACTTCCAACTCCATGAGTTTTAATTCGTTTTTTCATAGCTGGAAAACCTTCCATTAGACGATCATAGTTCATATCATCACCATCTAATTCATCCCATTTGTAATCTCTTTTAGATCCTCCGAGACTTAAATTAAGATTAAGTTTTTCTAATCTATCTAAGCCTTCCTTATAGCCATATTGATTCTTCTTAATATTAGCTATATCCATACCTCTAAAAGATTCCTCTTCCCTTATTAAATGTTGTAATGTATCTTGTACATTACCTTCAGGAGTAGGATTAAGAGCATCTTGATAAAACTTAGTAATACTATCGTATGTATAAGTTAAATTTATCATATTACACAATAGTTGCTTTAAGTTTTTTCACTTTGTCTGTTAACCTTTGTTCTTTGTCTGTTAACCAACGAGTTAGTTGTTCTTTCTCGTTGTCTGTCCAATTAATAATTAGACGCCATTTCCAATCTAAGAAGTGGCTATATTTTAGTCTATGCCCTGCTTGCACCATACGAGTAGAACATACTTTTCGTATGCCTTGTTCTTGTACAAATTCTCTAAGAGCATAGACATAATTAACAACTTCAGTGTCATATTTACTCTCATACTTAGCAGAATACGTAACCTCTACAATACCGCCTATAAATCGGTCTATAGTTGACGCATCTAACTGGTTATTTGCTACATATTGACGATCGCAACCGAAACCAAAAGTATTACTGGTAGCAATAATAATACATTCCGGATGCCGATGAACTAAGCCTGTGGTTGTCTCAATTTCATCATTAGCTAACGCTGCATTTAGAATCTGCGCCACAGCAGGATCTAAAGCTGTTATCTCGTCAATCAATATAATAGATGGTTTAGCGTAAAATTCTCCAAATCGAGTACTTTCACGTGTCGGATACTTATAACCAATAAACTCAGTAGCCGAAGTCCCAATACCGCAACTAATACATAAGTATGGCAAATTCATGTCTGTTGCAACATTTCTTGCCATTGTACTTTTACCGCATCCTGCAGGACCAACCATCCATATATTCTTTATACCAGAATCTATAGTTTTACGTAACTTATCTTCTGGCTCAAGGTCAGTAAATTTAAATCCTAATTTCTTACTGTCCTCTAGATACTTTAGTCTTTCTGCTTCTATTTGTTCTTTTTCATACTTATCAAGTAATTCATTTATCTCTGCTTCTTTTTGTTTGAGAGATATACAATGAACTATCTTAATAGCAGATAAAGATGTCTTGTACTCGTTACCAAGATAATCGATAAATACAAATTTACCAAACGAGTCTTTTAACTGGTAAATATCTTTTCTCTGATTTAATCGTTTTTTCTTTCCATTTTCTTTAATAGTAGTAGAAATAGCTGCATAAACAATATCTCCTTCTTTTAACTCATCACGCTTAATATTATGTCCATCTTTAATATTAATGTTTTGAATTGTATAATTAGAGTCTATTATGTCTGCTTCTTTACCTACTTTTTTAAGGAAAGTTTTATTAATAAATTTTGATAAACGCATTATAAATTGATTTTAGTTATACAAAATAAAAACGAGGATTATATACTTTATAGTATATAACCCTCGTATCGCTATATTTACCTAGCGTAGGTAGCTATTTCATTTATAGAATTTATCAGAACGGCAAACCGTAAGGATTTGCTTCTATAGTATTAGTAACTGCAGCTTCCATAGTAGGAGTTATACTGCTCATAGTTGAACCAATACTTGCTACAGGTGCCTCAACATCTGCAACAATAGGCTTAGCAAAGTTATCAATACGTAATTCAGTAATAGCTGAAGTCTGTCCTTCAGGTAATACCATAGGTTCTACAAATGTATATTTTGCATATGACGGAAGAGTAGTATACCCTTTATCGTTATATACAACTTTGACTCTTAGAAGTTTAGACTTATCTGCATTATTCAAATAATCTACTACTTCTTTAGAGAATTCTTCAAATTTAGTACCGTTAAATACAAGTTGTTCATCCTTATAGAAACAAAGCAACAACTGCATAATACGAGAAAATTGATTATCTTCTTTCTTCTGTACTGCTTCATCACTGAGTTCACCATTCTTATTATCAGGTTTCCATTCAGTCTGTACTAATGTTGCTCCGTCTTTCTCAAATGTTACCTCAAAGAATTTTCTACCTGTAGGAGATTCTGCTACACGTGCACTCTTAAGTGCTACATTTTCTTGAATACCTGCGGGGATAAACTTAACGTCATTCTTTGTTACTTGTTGCGCTCTTTCTTTACTATACATATCTTATTTCCTTTTTTTATTCTGGTAAATAGATTCTATCCCAATGGGTAGTAATCTTGTTATTTTCATCACTTTCTGCTATTACTATCTTTTTTCCTCTAATATGGGGGGCTCTTGCTTCTCGTATAGAGTTATCTCCTCCTTCAAATGAAACTATTGTTTCATTCTTTTTACGATACACATAACCTACAGCATCAGCTTCACCACATACTATGTCTCCTAACTTACCTACAAGATCTAGAGCCATTTCTGTTAGTTCTTCTCCCTCTTTGTTAATCATCTTATCTTTAGTATGTCCTACTAAGATAAAATTATCACAAAGCTCTTTAAACATATCTATGACCTTACGTACAGCTTGTCTAAGATATAGATAACCACTACCATTTGGTAATGTTCTAATATCTTCTCCTTTATATGTCTTACCCATAGGAGTCTGACGATCTTTGTATTCTGTATAAGACGCAACTCTCATACACGTTCTCTTATGAACTGCTATATGTCACCATATAGAATAGACTATATCATCTCCTTTTACCTTAAGCAGCAGTCAGGAGTTCCCCGTTTCCATTACCGTTAGCTTGTAATGTACTCTCTTTCGAGATAGTCGTTGAACTTTCATTATGAAAATTATTATAAATTTGTTCTACTTTTTTCATAATGCTTAGCTTCTGATTGTTTTATCACTATGTATACATAGTATATATAATAGTAAAATGTTCCAGAAATTAAGGGAATTTTTCAGTAAGATTTTCATCTTAAAGCTCCAATTATTTAGAGTGTAGCTGCATAACCTAGACACATCTCCTCTAATCGAGTAGCATTATCTATAGCTATGTATTTGTAAGGCTTTTGACCTGTTTGAGAAATCTTTTGCCTAATTTGATTAGCTATTTCAGCTAAATCATTAATGTTGCGTGCTTGAATAGAAAGTGCCTCTAAGAATTCAGAGCCACCTTCTAAGTCTATAATTAGACAACCATCAAGCATAGATAGTAATGTAGTTTTACCAGATTTAGGTTTGCCAAAGAATATTAAAAATCTTGGATTCTGTACTCTTGGCTTATTTTTTTCTGTTGGTAGTACTAACATGTTAAAATAGGTTTTTACCTATTTTACTTTTATGATATGATAGTATATAACAAAATTTGGAAATATATGATAAATAAAGTAAAATTAGATATTTAGAGTTGCATTAATTTCAGTGCTATTATTAATCATAATAATATTATTGATAATTGCCTGATCTTCTTTAGGCATACCAATAATATAATTACGATTGTATTTCGGGATAAGCTTATAGCCTACCTGGATAAAATTTCCGTATTCCTTAACCGGAGTACCATCCGGCAAACGAAAATCATAAAGCGGTTTATGACAACTACGACGCATTTTCGCATAGTCATCAAGTTTCTTCATTGCAAGATCAAACTGAGTTGCAAGATTATAATTATCTACCTTATACGGACAGTAAGTACACTTATTGTACTTAGCTACGTCACAAGGAGAATAGATGTCTGCACCAAAACGAATCTTATCGTTCGGTCCAATATATTGGTAACTAAAGGGAGTCTCTTCTGTGTCAATACCATCAATCAACAATTCTGGATAAGCTAAAGCCAAACGCTTTAACAGATAGTTCTTATACATACCTTTTTTATCACACTTTTTATTCGGAAGAGTTACTGTAAAATATTTTCCCATAATTTCAGCCTATTTTATTGTTAAATACTACTTTCTGCTCTGATGTAGTACTTTCAGTCTCTATTAAATTGCCGTATTTTAACTCGTTGTTAAATTCTAATATACAAGGTTCTCCATCTCTTACTTTAAGAAAGTGAAGATACACTTTGTCTTTTACAGGTAAGCGCTTAACACCGTATATAGCTAAATTTAATAGTTCTGGGCGATGAATTGCTATTACAAAGTCACTCGCTTGAAATATTGCATCAGATGCAGCCAAGTCACTTCTCATTGGAAAGTGGCTTGAAGGATTATTTATCCTATCAGGAGCTTCAATATTTCGATTCATCTGTGAAAGTTGTATAATACTCGTATTAGATAATTTCTTTTTACGAATAAACATTTTCTGTAAATCTATTATTACCGCTCTTTCTCCACCATCTCCATTAACAAGTAATACATGGTCTAATACTACTATTAGCCAAGTATCCTTATCAATACTATCATGGAATTCATCAATTGCTTGTTCCATTTGTTCAACACTTAGAGGAGTATCAACAAAGTATATTGGATACTTTTTTAATACTTCAGCTTCCGATAAAGCTTTCTCGAATGTTTCATCCTCTAAAGTCTCTTTACCGCTGTATAATTCAGATACAGTTTTTCTCACTCTATTACTAATAGCTCTACCTACATTTCGATAGCCTACCATTTCAAATGAGAAATAAAGAACTTTGATTTTCTGATTAGGATTAAGATCAATTAAATCAAATATTAGCGTATTTGCAAATGAAGATTTACCTGAACCAGATATACCTGCAATAGTAAAGATCATATTAGGTTCAATTCCACCAGTAGCGAAATTAAACTTCTTCCATCCTGTCTTCAAGGACGTTATTTTCTTCTCTTTTCTATCTTTAATATACTGAACAGATTCATCCACTACTGAAGATATAGGTTTAAATTGTATTTTCTCCATAACCACAATATTCAGTTGTTTCAGTGTTCATTTGTTCCTCGTAACATTCCCACTCATGTTGAGTGAGCCATTTCCACATAGTTTTCATATAACCTATTTTGCCTGTTTGCATTTTATTATCAATTTCGTACCTCAGACAAGCCATGACATGTTCATGCATTGCTTTGGATTTACCTATGATACGGTTATATTCTTTTCTACATTTATTTACATTTGCCCTTAAAAAACCTTTAGTTCCATCAGGTCTTATAACATAAACTGGAAATACTTCATAGAACTCATCAAACATACTTTCTCTATCTTTCTTAATAGTTTCAAGTAGTTCTTCAGAAGGACTATAAATTTTATTGTTGTCAGAAGTAGTTACTACAACAATGTTACGATTAATTAACTCTTGTATCTCTTCTTCATTAACTCGGCTGAGAAGTTCATGAATGTCTTGACTATTTATTTGATTATCATTCAATACAAGAGAAATAAATACTAGTTGATTTATTGATAAATTAAATTTATTTAATAGAGATGTATCTAGTTCTAGTATCATAAGCATTAAAGTTTATGACAATTATAGAATTTGATACAATATGTTAGATTCTGTTAAAACAGTTCTAATTGTCTTGGTTGTAATTCCTCAATTATCTTAAGAGCTTCCTTAAGATAATATCGGTAATTAATTTTGCGTTCTTCAATTGGCTTATTGTCAAACTTATTTAGAAGAGTAACACCAGAAGCAATAAGCATATTTTGATATGCTGGTACTCCATTATTATCTTTCCATTTCCATAGATATCCACCATTAGTAGATGCATAGAAACGGTTAGTTCTTTGTTGTTCTTCATTCATATATTCAACATGCCATTGTTTACCAGTTTTCTCAGACATTAGGAATTTACGTATATCTTCACATTCTTTAATCGTCTGTTCAACTGGTATTCCATCTACAAAGTATTTAATTATAGCTTCAGGTATTATCTTTGCAGATAATCCTTTTCCTAACAATACTTTAGTAATAAACATACCTTTTGTTTTAATTAGATCAGGATTCTTAGTTTCCTTATATCCTTCTCTAACTGCAATATAATCATTAATTGCATATTGGTACATAGCTTCAAAACGTTCTTCTTCAAGAGTAAGTTTTGTAAGTTGTTCCCAATTTCTACAAATAGTGTTAACTTGTTGATAGCTATCTTTCTTAAGTAATACAAATAAACCATCTGTATTAGCTTGGACGATTCGGCATCCTACTTGTGTTAATTTCTCTGCTAACATAAGTAATAGTAGCTGACCATTTATCCTGATTTTCATTACTGCTTCAGGACTATAACAAAAATTATGTTCATTTTGTAGATTACCTGATAAACCATTTAACGCTAACTTTAATGTCTCATTCTTCACTTTATCTCCATTATGTTTTGCTTCTATTCTCTCTTCTTTAATCTGAGAATATACTTCTAAGAACTCTGGACCTAAATGTTTAGGATAGAATCCATATTCAATTAACATACTTGGGTATAGTGATGCGACATCGATGTCTATAAGCATCTCATTTTCTTTAGGAATAATTATTTCTGGATCATTCTTAGAATGAATTCCTCCTACTCCTACAGTATAGCGTAATCCTTCAAATACAAAGTTGTTCTCATATCCTTTCCTACCAGGAGATACTATTTGACTTTTCATATCATTTAGTACTTTCTGTAATATAGAACTATCATATTTAATAAATGGTAGTATTACATCCTTTAAAGGAATATAATCCATTGGAGATCTTAATCCTTCAATATCCCACCAAGACAAACCTGTCTTTTCTAGATACTTCTGAGTTAAAATCTTCATTCCAATATTTACACCATCTTTACTGAGAACTCTTACTCCATATTCGTCTTCAATAGCTATACGTAAATCAATATCTTTTTTACACCTATTTAAAAGCTCTGTAGTAGACTCAATATCATTTATATTATAGTCTATCATACTATCAAAATCTTCTAATGGAAGAGGTTTATCCCAATCACATACAAATTCTTGTACATTAGGATATTGCATAGTTACTTGGATTTCCTTCAAGCCTACTCTAAGTTTACTAGAGTATAACATAGTAAGTAAATCAAAAGTATCAAACCATATCTGATACTTCCAATGTTTCCAAGCATCTATATTATCTTCTGTGGAAGTAGTAATAGTTTTACTTAGATTAAATATAGAACTACATATAGTAGCTACATTATATTTCATTAATCTATCTTCATACTCTATAATATAATTTATTATAGGATTATCATAATGTAGATTATTATATCCACAAAAGATAACATCTGAATCTATTACTAATTCTGTTCCGTAGAAGTCTCCCCATTTTATATAGGAAGATACTTGTTTAAAGAACTTAACTAACTCTCTTAGTTGATTCTTCCTTTCAGAGATTTCAAATTTGTATATTTCTCCTGTTTCTGTATTTTTAACAGAACAGTGAAAGATATTTTGAAATACTTCGATATCGAATACAAATACCGTTTTTCCACGTATTTGCATAAAATTAAAGTTTAGTTTGTTTCTGTAGTCAGATTCGAACTGACACTCACATAGACTTACATACTGCTACGGCTCTACCTCTTTTTAAGCTATACAGAAGACCACCCCTGGAATCTCACCAGATTGGCTAAAAAACTGAGTTACATTACTTTTAAGTAAGAGGCTTTACTCAGCATCATAATTTTGTAATTCCAATAGAAATAAATCTATTCTAGAATCTTCATAGAAGCAATCATACTTAGTATTCTTAAGTTTAGTAACTGCTTTAGGGAACTTTTCCTGAGCTACAATGAAGACTGCTTGTCCTTCTCTTATCTCAGTGTTTACTTTAATTAATTTAGCTGATTCCTTTTTAATAGAAATAGCATCTAAAGAACTTATTTTCATATTATGCTGCATTAAGTTGTTGTTCCTTATCTCTAAATAAGCAATAACGATAATTACCGCCATGATACTTATTTGCATATTCTGATGCTTCCCAAATCTCAATACTGAAGAAGTCCTTCATAGACTTACTAAATATAGGTAACATTTCGAGAGCATCTCTTCTAAGCTCATCTAAGCTCTTTCTAGAAGGATTACAGCTAAAATCATAAGGAAGACCTTTACTATCCTCTCTGCGTATTATAAGTATATTAGGACAATTCTCTCGTCTAATTCTAGCAGTAGCTAACTTTCTTGCTCTAGTATTACATATAATAGAATCTATTTTACTATTATGTGCTGCAATCTGAGCTTGTTGCTTAGCAATCTTATTTTCCTTACTATAAGTAAGATTAATAAGTTTATTGTGATACTCACTAAATGGAGCATTATTAAAACGTTCTTCTTTCTGTTCCTTTGTTAGACTATAGTCTTTAATATGAGGTTTACTTAACGTGATCTCTTTTAAAGTAGGATGATGATATGTAGTTATACTACGTATTTTACCACTTTTATCTTTATAAGTTATAGTCTTAGCAATCTTAATAGATTGATTAGCTTCTTTTGCTGACTTACCAGACTCTGTCCAGTAATTAATATATTTATTGTTTTTCTGTTGATCAGTCTTATTCATAATTTAATAGTTTTATAAAAGAGCAAGTAAATACTTACCTGCTCTTTTGGTTTAATAAATTTAATATTATGGATTTTGTTACATATTAAGCAACAACTAAGTATAAAGGTGCTGTGTCATCGCTTAAATCTGTATTATCATTAAAGTCTGCAATAGCTTTACGCAGTTCATTCAATGTAATCAAACACTCGCTTTGTTTATTACGGAAGTAATTACGAGTAATCTCTTCTGTAATACCTAGATTTCGTTTACCTTTCTTAGCTTTAAGAATAGGATTGATAGTATGCTTTTTCATCATCTCGTCAAGCTTTACATAATACTCATTTAAAGCAGATAGCTTATAAATGTTAATAATGTTTGCGTCTTTAGGAAGATCTTTAAGTTTCATTCCCATATTTGCACACTGAATACGAAGCTTAATAAGTATAAGCTGATCGTATAATGCTTTAATACGTACTAATAAACTCTTAAGATCGTAGTTACGAGAAACTCCTTTCTTAATTACATTCTCTGTAGCAATAATCTTCCAATATCGAGAGATTTCACTTGTAATACTATCACGTTTTGTAATGAGTGTGTTTGGTTTAATATCTGTTGTAATTGATTTCGTCATATATAATTGATTTTAATTGTTAATAATTTGATCAATTGCATATTAGAAAATCGCTTACCTGTAGTGCCTCTAGTTCTATCGAAAGAATAGCCCTTATTATTTTAGGCTTGCCTTATTAACTTTACAGTCATCATCTAGAGGCATATGTAGCACGAGCGGGAATCGAACCCGCACAGGCTAATGCCTAACAGAGTTTAAGTCTGTCTTGTCTACCAATTCCAACATCATGCTATAAAACCAAGATACCCGACCCATCGTCTTAGGCTCTTGTGGTTTTATATAAACATTATCATTTCTTCTTTCTTTTATACTTATAAAGAAGTATTTACATCTAACTTCTTTACTTGTATAAAATACTTAATTACTCTTCTAATGAGTTTATTCAATCTTAAGTATGAATAAGCGTCCATCTGCTAATACTTATTCATGAATGATATTTAGTCGTTTTCGACTATAGAAATACCTACTGGTAAAGATCCTCCACCTAGATCAAGATAACCTATTGTATTTCCAATTCTTCGACCACGCACATTCTTTTTCTGCTGTTGTTGTGTGTCTTCGTCTATCAGCTTAATTTTGTCTATTACATAATCGCCTTCTGTTACACCTAGAAAGGCATATAATGCAAATCGATCAATAACAGATTCATAGTCATGTTTTTTATAAGCATCTTCAATGATATTCTTAGTTAGAATATTACTAAGATACTCGTTTGGCGGTAGATACTTACTATATGCAGCAAGCATCATTGTACTTAACTCTCTGAATTCATATCGCTTCTCATCTTTGAAAAGCCAATTCCAGAATCCTTTCTTAGTTCTGCCAAAAGTCACTGACCCATCGTCATGGACTTTGATATAGGCAGGGACCTCTCCATTAAGTAGTATCTCACTACTAATACGATGATCCTTAAGTAAGAGTTCAAGTAACAGTTTTTTAGAGTTAGAAAGAATCTTCATTCTTTATTATTTTTTATTTTTTCAACGGAGTACCAATTTCGTCATAGTACTTATCACAGTTTGTAGTCTGCAAGTTATTCAAATCCTGCAACATCTTAGAGAGATTCAGCATCTCTTCTGCAATCTGATTAGCCTTCTCCATCTCAAAGCCATTCAGACGATTTACCTGTTCAACAAGTGCAAGATAGTCAGTGAAGAAGATAGGTTCCCGACCAGCAATACTAGTTTTACTGTTGAACTCAACAGCCTGACGAATAGTATCCGTAGTTACTTCGTTGAATTTAGCCGGTCCAATCTTGAACTGCAATGACGGATCATTGTTCAATTCGATTACTGGAGTAACTCCATCCGGAAGGCAGACAATCTGACTACCAAAGATTTCAATTTCTTCAATGATATACTTCATGATAGGCCGTACAAGTCGTAACTCGTTCTTCCGGACCTTATCATTAAACTCAAGATCAGCTGGCTCTACCTTTACAGTAAGCAGTTTACGACCCATAAGGTTCCAAGTCTCAATTTCTGCTCTATACGGAGCGATCAAAGCTGTGTCAAATGAAGGTTTATTCATAATTTATATCTCCTATGTGATTTTAAGATTGATGTCTTAGCGAGATATTCAATCTATTGTTAATACTAAAATAATAAAAATTCACGTATTACTCATATTCTGCTAATTCTGCTTATTTATTATAAGTCCGCTTTAGTAAAGCTATGAAAAGAATTAATTAATCTCAATAATGTATTCAGTAATACGACGATTGTTAATGTCTGATAAAATTTGTAAATTACGATAAAATGTGTATAAGTATAATAGAACTCGCTTACTAGAACGTAGTGCTATTGCTCTACTCAGCATTCCCCGTAGGACTTTACTCATAAGACGTATGAGTCAACTGTTCTTCTGTTTATCTACTTCTACTTAAAACTTTATAAATATGTCATTGTATGAAATAATCTGTTAATTATTCCTTAGGCTTCGAGATTGTACTTAAAGGGGACTCGTAACCTTACCGTTTCCCTGTTTTTTGCCGTACCTTACAACGCGATTTGATGCAAAGATGTAAAGAGCTCCATCATCAATGAAATGGTATCATCTACGGGCATTTAGGCTTACAACATTCTAAGCGAATGAGGGTCGTTTCTGTTGAGAAACGTTACTAAAACACTAATACAAAAGCCGTCTAATTTTTCAAGACGCCCACTTTTGGACAGATTCACTTCCGACATTGCGATAAATCTCGGGTTACTACTTCATCTTATGGTATTTCCAACCATTCAACCAGTACCCTAATGAGAGGTACTAAAATTAGTCTCAGCGATCTCCTTGGCTAATGTGTTGCGCATATTAGTTTACAGAATTTCATGTAGCAAGATTCTTCGATAGCGGGGTGGCTTGTAAGTTTGTCAAACCTACTGCCATTGAACTTCCCAATTGTTTTAAAGTTAAACATGTTTACACTCACCTTATTTGTTATAGCTGTTCGTTTCAGCGTAGGCACTTATACCGAATAGATTTATTGTCTTATATTCTCCATATACAGACTACTATAGTATAGCAATACACAGATTTAATTCCAATCTGCTTCGTGTCGGCCTCTAGGATGCGCGTAGGATCCTGCTCTATGCTGGAGTGCATAGCTCCTAACCTAATTATTTATAGCAAACCTTGGTACTAAAGTAACCTTACTTCTACTTTGTAAGTTTTATTAGTGGGCTTACTCCACTTCCTCTCCTTTCGTGCAGATATACTTATATTGTTCATATATCTACCTACCAATAGTCTTATTGCGGACTTCAGGCGCTAGTTAGTTTATATCCTAGTGCAAAGCACTTTAGGTTTATAGTGACATTACTAACAAGTCACTTCTCTTATATATAACCTTGATCTCATTCTGCTTCAGTAAAACAGTATAGTAATTGCAACTATATTATAAAATATCTCAGGCTGTAAGACACGCAATTTACTTTCCATAGAGACTAAGTCTCAAACAGCTAACTCTAACGTTCACTGTATTGCGTATAGGTTTTGCACCTAATCCAGTTAATCTGTCACATAGCTTCTATACAAGTGAAGTTCTATGCGGATCATAGCTACTCAGCCATGTCCTGTCTCAATTTCTGCTAGTTATATATAAGCGCTGCTCCTTCATATATCTTATATCTAAGTTATAGTTTTGCTATCAACCTAACCTATTCCCAGTTGAATTATACTTTCTATACAACAGAAGTATTTAGATATAAAATAGAACACTAAGCCAATATTCTTTAGCTGACGGATTGTTTACCGCCCCGCACAGGGGAGTTTTGGAGACTACCCTAGAATGCTAGTCGATTCAGATTTAAATGACAACGTACGGCACGTGTTTACATTCCTTCGTGATTTCGCTTTTGAATTAGCCAACGAATGTATAAAGAGGTTAACGATACCCCTTGCCTTGTTTAGATGCGATAGCTGCTCCTTCCACATCTGCGTCTTTTAGGTCTCCAATACGGTTCTCACCTTGTGGGTTTCGCACGCTCTCCCACTTTCTTATTGCTTCTTCAGTTACTAGGTAATTTGTAACGCAATAAGTTATCATACTATAGTATTAATAGATAGTGTTTGCTATTATTAATACATTTCAGTATCCTGTATTACCTACGTTACACAACTTAGCTAGGTCTAAGTAACGAATTTGTAGTTTATAGCCTTTATATACCGTTTTGCTACTCTAGTTACGGTCTGCGTTTATCTTTGGCAGTTTTAATGGCATTAATTTGCTCATCAGTTTTGTACTAAATACAATGTCTGGTTCGTAAATTACCTCCTTTATTACTCGTTCTTTGTACTCTGGGCGTGTTTCAACGTCCCTTATAATTGTCACAGTTGTATTATCAACGTTACCGTTAAGTGATACAGTCTCATCTTTAAGATTTACAGAAACTGACTTATTCAAGCCTAGTACGTCTACTGGCATTTTAGGTACGTCTACCCAACGAATTCTAGTCTCTTCTGCTCCTATTGTTTGAGACGGAGAATTAGGATCAAATCCAATAAATCCTCCTAATAACACTACAAACAGTGTTATTATTAAATTTAACCGTTTCATATTGATTACTCTTCGGAGTAAGCACTCTTGTCTACATAACTAGAGAGCCGCATGATTGGCTTCACATAGTATTTAGCAATTTCCTCCATCTTGTCTTTTAAGATGTTCTCAGAATCGCCATAAGCAGCTTCAAGAGTCCTACGAATTGCTTTTGGATGAATTGTTATGAATCCCTTCCGGTCTTCATATTCCAAAGTAGCTTCTTCTTTTCCTTTCAAGATAGCATCAATTGCTTTACTTGTGTTAGCCGTAATGATGTTACGAGTAACTGCTTCAAGTTCCTTCTCATAAGTAGTCTTAAGATCAGGACTAGCCTTTTCGTTCCAATCATTTGTTTTCTTTTCAGCATTGATTGAAACGATTACTTGGATAAGTTCTGCTACTTCCTTATCAGTTATACTTGGACACCAAGACTTAAGTAAAGCATGAGCACCAAGGATACTGTGTTCAGAACTCATTTTACCCCTTACCATACCTTTTATTGCGGTAAGTAAGGTAGCATCTGCTCCTTTGTTGATGATATTTGCAAATACTACAGATTTCTTTTCTTCCATAGAGAATGAGAATGCTCTACGTCCCCATTCGATACCACTCAACAAGTTACTACCGATACCTCCAGCTCCTTGTTGAGCGAAGATTGATCGTAATACTTTAAGTTTCTCAGGATCCGGCATCTTTGGATCTGCTTCAGGAATGTCAAGTTTTGCAACTTTCTTGTCCTCTTTAGCATTCTTGCGAACCTCTTCCGGAACTTCTTTGAATTCAAGAACTAGCTGTTTTGAATTGTCTTCTGCTTGGATATACTTAACTTTGATGCCAAGATAGTCTCCAAGTACGGCTTCTGCTTGTTCTCTCATATTTGAGTTAATACGAATACCCATACTTTGGAAGTCTCCTTCAAGTTGAGTAAAGTAGCTAACAAGAGTAACAGCCGTCATTACGTCAAACTGTTTCTTGAGATTCTTCTTTACGTCTTCTGGAGTCTCCGGATTGGCTAGGTATTCTTTATGCAAGATACCCATGAATTCAATAGCATGATTCTTATCAATGCGATCTCCTTTACCACCAGCACTTCCAACAATTTGTCCAATAGATGAAGAAATAGACATTGCTGTCTCTTTCTTACCTTCTACTACTTCGGGAACGATAACTTTTGGTTTCTTCCCTTTCTTTGTCTTTTCGTCCTTAACCTCAGGGGTTTCTTTAGTTTCTTTGTTTTCTACTACTTCCTGAGGTTTCTCTTCAAGTTTAGGCGCTTCAACAGGTGCTGGAGTAACATCCTGAGTCTTTACTTGTTCCTCTACCTTAGTTGTTTTTGCTTTACTGGCTAATGCTTTAGCTTTTTTACTTACTTTTGCCATTTTGATAATGAGGCGCTCCTTCGCCATTTAATTGTTAAATACTCTGTAGATACAATAAAATAATACGTCAAGAATTGAAGTCTCTTCACGAATCATCAATGTATGTACTGTTTACTTCCTTTGTAGATGTTCCTTCTGCTTCAGTTACTGTACTGTCACGATCAGCTTTGTTTTCCTTACTTGTATAGTCCTGATTGCAAGGTAATGCATTCCAAACAACAGATGCATTACTACTATACATGGGAGCTGGTTCTACAGTAACTACTGCAGCTTTCTCAGGAGTAGATATACATTTCTTATATACCTGTTTAACTCCTGCACCTACAATTAAGCCTACTGCTAGAATGGCCATTAATCTAGTGAAGGCTTTGGCATCTTTCATCAATCTTGCGATGATGAAACAAATTGTTATTGCAGCAAGCAATAGACCAAATGAATTTGCCATAATTTGTAAGTATTGGTTAATATTGGTTAAATAATTGTTTTAGTCTCTGTCTTGCCTTATTCAAACAGGTTTTAACTGTTGCTTCTGGTATGGCAAGCTCTTGTGAAATTTGTTGATAGGATTTCCCATCAAGGCGAGCGTATATTAAATCTCTATATTTCTTCTTTAGACGAGGAATGCATTCCATTACGATATCGACATTTTGTTGAAATATCATATTATCTTCAGGACTATGCTCCAACCCGCTTAGTTGAATTTTAGACTCTTCGTCATCAATATAACTATTTAATTGCTCTTTTTTGTTCCGTCTTATATAATCAATTGCAGTATTAACTGTAATTGTCTTTAACCACATTTCAAATGAAATATGATTAGTAAAAGATTGCAATTTTAAGTACACTTTAGTAAATACCATAGATGTTATATCATCTGCTGCATCTGTATTTCTTACTACATTATTTGCAGTATACCAGACTGTTTTGTAATATTTGTTGTAAAGTGCATTAAAAGCTTTTTCAGAACCATCTCTAGCTTGCTCTACTAGAAGCTTTTCTTCTTCTTTCATAGTAGCTAGATTTTAGTGGACTATAGCCAACCCAATGACTATAATCCTGAAAAGAATTAAAAAGGCAGTATGTAATTTATAATATACTGATGTACAGCTGCTTTCCTTTTCCAGTATAAATCTCTTATCCAATTAGTCCAATCTAATCTTATATCTGAGTCTAAATAAGTAAGATTCATAATCATATTAGTAACTATTCTTAATTGTACTAATTCTGTCTTAGTATTAGTACTCTCAAGATTAGCTATCATAGATAACATAAGTTTATCTTGTATTCTTCGGATGATAGTATAGATTTCTGGATGAATAGCTCTAATACTAATATAGTTACGTAAACCATATGTTATAGCTCCGTCCATACTTTCATCTACTACGATTTTATACCAATTCTTTCCTATATTTATAAAGCCAGTACAATATACCTTTCCATTTAAAATAAATGGAGTATTCATATCACGTGTAGTTAATATGGGTATATGTCCAGCATAGAACCTATAGAATGGTTCTAAGTTTGTTTGTAAATACTCAATGACATTCATTACATTTCTCCTTGAAGTCTTAAACGAGTTTCAATTTGACTTATAATCATATCTGCCTGAGATTTTGAGAAGCCCTTTTGTATGAGTACTACTTGAGTCTTTACAATATATTCATCAGGATACATTGTACGATTAAGTCTGTATGAGGCTATATAGCCAGCAAACTCTTTCTCAGTATACTCAATTCTGTTCTTCTCCGTAGCCTCCAAGCCTAATGTATTCAATACTGCCTGACTTACAGCTGGCTTATCAAATATATAAGACTTTGGATTAGCCATGATGTCTTGTATTTCAAGACTTTCTTTTTCTAGTACTGTGATAGTACCATCCCTTTCCATATCATTTAGCAAGATGCCTCTGATAATAGTTAAGCAGGGCGCAGTTCCTGCAACTCTGATTAGCACACTTGTGCTTTTACCATTGGCTATATATAAGCCTGGTTTCTTAAGTTCTAACATAATTATACCTCCTTTTTGAAAAATTTGTCTGCTACTGTCTTTGCATCTGTAATAGATAGTTCATACTTATCTTTTACATGAGAAAGAAAATCCATTTTACTTGTACAAGAACTAGATAATTTCTCTAATTCTTCTTTTACTCCTGGCTTATTAAATTTAACCCAGGGGATGATTTCAATTACTTTTACCGACATTGTTCTATATAATTTGTAATTTCTAAATCAATTTTCTTCCAGAAATCATATCCTTCACTTGTATTGTGAGGATCGAAGCAGAACATGAAACCTAAATTGATACGAAACTTAATTCGTTCAATAGATCTCTTAAACATAAACTTGTTCCTCCAACATTGAGGAACACAGTATTCATACATATACTTAATGAAGTGAGTTAATACTCTATTCTTCTTCAGTACATGATACCATTCAGGAGGTATTAGATCATTGATTGCTCTGTTTACACTCATAATTTACATCTTTTTGAGGTCCATAAAAGGAATGTTCATAATTTGTATCTCTCAATAGGTTTATAACATCGTAGATTGACCATTTAATTGAAGTAAGACTACCTTTTATAGCGTAGTTTCTTGTACTCTTAATGATTCTTTCTAGCACAATAGTTACACCTACAAGATACATAATTGCAAAATTCCTCTTGCTAGCTTTAATTTGTTTTACACTTCTCATAATTTTGATAATTAGATTTGTAGTGAGGGAGGGAATCGAACCCTCCTTATTTCCTATCTCACTCCAGCTTTTTACGACATTAGCTTAGCCGTTGACTTGTCGTATCACGCTGCGATACGAGTATAGTCTGTTACATAAAAGTTGCCAATTATGGCTTTATTGACCTATTCTATCTTCACTATTGCTGTCAAAACCATGATGCCCCGTGTGCTTCTTTTAAAGGAAAGAAACTTTAGAACCTAATAAACAATATCTTTATTGCGTCTACTCAATAACAATGTTTAAAACAGGGTGTTAAAGCAAGCATGGGCATATTGTATTATCATAATTTCCTTCGTGGAGCATGAGGGAGTCGAACCCTCGTCCAAACAATGATTCAATAGACCTAACAGTCAATTTCTTTAATTTCTTTAAAAAAGAACTACTCCTACTTATTCGTATTTCTTATTCAGTAGGCAACCCATATCCTTCACCTGACCTAAGTATAATACTTGGTTGACCGTTGTATAGTCCATTGTACTCTTGCTTATTTCTAAGCTTCCATTAGGGTTCTGGTTGGTTAGTAGTTCTTAGGGTTGACTTCACCATATTAACTTGTTTAGGGTTAATAATACAAATCTCTACCATATACCTCTGGCGAAGGAGTAATGATAGTCTTTTTATTTTGTGTCACTTTAGAGGATTTCTCTCTAAATTGGCAATCAGTGCAATATTGTTTGTTGCAGTTGAGCGGGCAATCATTCTTAAGCATGTTACTTTCAGTTGCCCTTAATACATGATTACTAATTAATTTACTCATAGCTTATACCTTTGAATGTCTTACGGTCATAAGGTTGTAACTTGGCACGACGAGGTGTCTTTGTCTTCTTAGCACTGGCTTTAGCCATACTATACACACTATCTTTGAATGTCTTTCCCATATTACTTTAGAATTAAAGCAGATGTTGCTAATTTAGGAATATAGGAGCCTCCTATCTTTTTAAGATAACGATAGTCTGTAGCACTTGTAGGGCCTTTTGCAAGTACTTCAAGGATAGGTTCTTCGATAGCATGGTCAATAAGATGAGCCTTCCAGAATTCAGCTCTAAAGCCTTCTTCTTCTACTGGGTCTCCACATACTTTACAAATTCCTTTGCAAGCTGTAATGAAGTCACTATCTTTTTTCTGTCGTGCTGTAGTAGGAGATTGATTACTGAAGAACTCATTAGGTACTTCAAGTACATTACCTATACTATCACCAAAGCTATCAGCTAAGATTTGTTTAACTTCCTCAGAAGTCATAGTGGGATCTGTAATCCCGAACATAATTAGTTTCATAAATTATTGATTAATTGTTAATAGAATTTAAGAATTCTTAATTTCTTTATAGGCATGTTGATGCCAACGAACTCCGCAATGTTTGCAGTAAACTCTGTCCTTAAACTTCTTATTAATTTCAGTTTTAGGATCAAACTCACTACTCCATTGATGACCATTGACCATACAGTCAATTTCATTCATAGCTCTAGTATAAGCTAGAGGGCTATTAAAAAGCTTTTCTCGTACTTTTTGTTTAGCCATAGATCGCACTTTATATGCTCTCCATTTGTAATAAAGTTTTTTGATAATACTCATTTCTTTAAATATTTAAAGTTAATAACATTCTGACGACGACCAGGATACTCTGGATTTTGCTTAGCTAGTATCAGCACATTTGTTAGAATAAAGGTTGTTTTAAGAATAATAACAAATTTCTCTACACATTTACACTTTAGACTCTCTCATAGTTTTAACACATAAGCAGGATTGCTGTCAAACTTTCCTTATTGGTGTACCTGATTTTAACGTCTGCACGATCATAAGCACAAATACGAGTATTTCTACGCGCTTTCTGTCGTATTCAGCTAAGGGCTATAGATATGCGCTTACTTACGCCCCACAGGTTTGTCATTTTCTGAAGACGACTATGCCTACTTTCACAAGCAAACACAGTCTGAGTCGTCTTAGTGAATTGAATCAGGCTTTAATTTCCTTGGTATAGTATCAGGTTCAGTTGCCCTTTGTTTATAGATTGCATTAATTTGCGCACCAAATTCTACATTATCGTAATCCTTCCTGTTAGAGAGATACTCTTTAGCGATATCACTGTTTGACATATTTGTACCTCCTTTCATTAGAATAGCGATTAATGCTACATCCGGCATATTCATGAATATTGAATCATATCTTTCATATTCCTTAGTGTCTCGCCGGAATTGAAGTACGTCATCAATTGTTGCTGGTTCGTCTATAACTTCTCCAGCAGAAGTAATTGTTTGTACACTCTCAGTTTCTTCATTACTGAAAATATTGCATAGCTTGTCTGTACTATAGCATGTATAGAATGAGACTAGTGCAGCTATGATTGCAAATACTAGAGCAATAATGCTCAATTTGTTGTTGTTTTTCTCCATTTTTGATAAATGTTTTTAAATGTTAATTACTAATGTTTACTATTTTATTTTATTGTATCTCCTACATAATATATATTATAGTATATATAATCCTTAACTTGTTGTTTATTTACTTTGTTATTTATAGGATTCTTTATATCTAATATACATATATCTTTCTCTTGATATTTATCTATTATAATACAGTTCTTATACTTAGCTTTTAGCTCTACTATATTAATAGGTTCATCAGTATTAATTTCTATACTACTACCAAATACATAGACAAGTGCAGATATAATCAATATCAATATAATTGATAATGCTATTTCACTTATATTGTTTACTATATTATAGTGTTTATCTCTTCTAATTGTAACCATTTTGATAATGTTTAAAAGTTAATCTTTAGATAGTACCTTAGTAGGAATAGGAACCTACATAAACAGTAAACTGTTTGTTTTATTACCCCAATCTGTATTACTACAGAATTAAACTATAAGGCAGAGTAAGCAACTTTTGTTATAATAAGCAGATATACTATAACAATTCATTGCTAATCATATAGACTAAAGGAGGCCAATCCCAAGTCTATACCCACCTGTTTTCGCTTGGCAAGAGCATCGAAACAGATAACGGAATGTTCTAAGTAGATATACTCTAGAATATATCCCTACATTAATCTCATTTATACTTCGGGCACTAGTATCACTAAGTATATTTCGAGGGCCAATCTTACTTTCGTAAACTCTTTGCGACTGTAGCTAAAGTACTCAAATAAGATTTATTTAATATGCAATTATGTTTTATACATTCTGTTATATGAATTAACGCTAACATTTGTATAACATAATCACTATATTTCAAATTTACGATTAAAAAACGATATTCTATAGTGTCAAATTCAGTAGCTATTCTCACACTACGACTATTTGACCAGAAAGATTTCTCACCTACATTTTTATAATTAAATATATATTGTAAATATTTAATTGCTTCGGGATTTCTTATTACTAATCTTTTAGTATAATAACTTACTGCATTACCCCAACTATATATACCTTGTGTACGTATTTCCTTCTTGTAATATTTTGTATAATATTCATTATATTCATCATATTTACAATCTATATGCATATGTACACTACTATTTCTAGCAATGGCAGTATTTTCTTTCATATCTTCTAGAAGTATGTATAATCCTTTTAGACCATTAATTCCATTTAGTCTTATACGATTTTCACGAAGGCGATGATCTATATTTCCATCAAATCCTGAATCATAACTACTACAATTATGTCTAAGTATTAGCTTTTTTATTTCTTCTGATGTAGGATTATCTGCATCGTGTTCAATTTCTATACCTACATTTAATGAATTGTACGAAGGATAAGAATTATGATTATATGCTTTATCTCGTAGTAATTTTAATTTTTCTATTATATATCGTAATTCATCAAATACTTGGTTAAACATTCTATGCATATTATAAAGAGAGCTAAAAACCCTAATATGATTTATATAATATTCCTCTTCTTCCTTAATACCATATCTGTTACTTATTATATATGATATTTGTTTATTACCACAAGTAGATACTTCATCAGTACTTCCTGATTTATAACTAAAGTTAATGTCTAGAAAATGGTTTCCTCCTACTCCTTCTGTACTTATAGGATGAGTAATATCTTTTAAAGCTTCCTCTAGTATATTTGATTTAACTTTTCCTTTTCTAAATGTAAAAAGTTTTTCTTCGAGATTATTATGATTATTTACTAACCATTTTGTAAAGATCTTTAACTCATTAATACATTCAGTATACTCAAGAGTACTTGTTCTTGTCTTTTTTATTCTTTTATATGGCCATATTCTATTAACATATTGCCATAACATTCTCTTGTTTCTTTGCTTCATTTTAAAGGCTTCCCATGCAAGTGGTGATGAAGCGAGTGCTGTAATGCACGATTCTTGCCATTTAGTCATAATCTTTAATGTTTAATAAAAAAGGGACAGAATAGTCTGCCCCTTAATAGTTATCAAATTCTTTTTGTTCTACCAGCCTCTTTCGCGTTCACCGCATCTTATAGAACTGGACATCTTCTCAGGTTTAGCATTACTTTCAGCTTGCTTATTGCCCGCATCTTCAACTACTTTCTTACACAATTCGCGTAGTTCTTTGTCGTCTTTGTAAGCTTTAGTAGTTTGCAAAGCTATTGCTACTTCTACTTCAGACCCACATAGTTCAATAAGCTTTTTAGCTTTTGAATTAGCTGCTAACTTGATGTCATTTTCTTTAATGTAATTAATTACACTTTTCATAATTTTGATAATTTTAGTTAAACAATATTATTGTAAAAAAAGATTTCTGACTAAAATGAAGACTTAGTTTCATAGGTACAAACTGGAAGATTTGATTAACCTATTACTTACACATTCGCCACGTGAAGGCGTCTTCGTGAATGCAACTATCATATCTATATTCACATACAAATATGATAGTAAGTAAAAATTTACTTAAAGGGTCATTTCAGAAAATCTCAATAAATGAGGACTGAGCTACGCTTAGCTCTATTATAACACACAGTTTTGCATTTATCAGATAGAAATAGAACAGGGTGTGTGTTATTGCATGATTTTAAAGTCTGCACTAATACTACTATAACCGACTCCTTGTACTAATAAAAATTAGTCCGTCTCCTTGTTTATAGATAGATATAAGCCCCACATGCTTGTCAAGGATTCTCACCTTAAAGAACTCTCTACCTGTACACGCTAACTCTTAAACGTCTCGAGCCTGTGATTCAGTAGAGAGTTATTTGACACTTATTGTTCAGTTAGTGTCAGACTGTCAAGCACCTCATTAAACATATCAGAGGTATAGTAAATTCCCATATGCTTGTTTTTGGTTAGTTACTACTAAAAGGCTGCACCACAGCGAACCTAACTGTGTCCTTACCACGCGGATTATATTATATGCCCTGTATTACTCCTATGTGCATAAGGATAATAATAACATTTAACGTACTCTGCCGAGGAATATAATATTTACTCTTGACTCTGCATTCAAATTGATTTTACAGGCTTGTCACTGTCTTTGGCTGCGTTACTTGTAAATGTTTAATCTACGTGATGTACATGTTGCTATCAAGAGATAGCGTTTTCCATTGATTGTTCTCATAACTTAATTGATTTAAATATTGATTACTCTATACCCTCTAAAGCTGTTGAAATAGATTCTGTTGGTAGACTATTTAACCAATCTTCGCTTACTAAATATCTTGAGCTTGGAGCATTTTCTCTATTATCTAATATTGCATTTTCTCTAAAACCTTCTATTTCCATTAGTTCTTGAACTTGGGGCCAATTGATTTTTATAAATTTTTCCATAAATTATTCTATGATTAGTTTAAAAGATAATTAAGAATAAAAAAGGTGTGTAGACTATACTGCCTACACTACCTCTTGATTAAGTTTATTCATAGATTGGTTGACCTGTTTTGGGGTCATAGCCAATTACAGTCTTTCTAGTGTTAGCTGGTTCTTGAGGAATACTGCCTACTTCTGTACCTTCATCTGTTGCAATAGGTTGATTGCTACGATAAGCTTTACAGAAGTTATTGAAGTAAGTCTGACCTTTTTCTGATGGATCTCCACCTTTAGGATACTGAGGAATACCAGGAAAATCAGGGTCGTTCCAATACTCACAGAATACTTTGATGTCTTCATATAGTGATATTTCACCATATTTGTTTACTACTGTTTCTCCTGCTTTATGTGGAACTGCTACTCCATTTACATAATGAGTTCCATCTACTACATAGATTTTAGTAAATGGAATAAGCTCTTTAGGTGGAGCGTACGTAGCAACATGACCGTTAGTATATTGCAATTGGTCTGGCATTGGAATTTCTTCTTTTGCTTCTCCACCTTTACTCTCAAGAATGTATGGTTTGTATTGGTCTATTACTGCTTGGTTAAATTCAGTAATAGTTTGAGGAACGTCTCTGATGAATAAGGTATTAATGGCTGTTGCAATCATGTAATTGTTACCTTTGTTTGGACCTTTCTCAATTTTCTTAATCTCGAAGTTGGTTAATTTGAACTTTGCCATAGCTATGGTACACTTACCTATACAGTGTGAGGTTTTAGTGTGATGAATGAATATAGCGCTATATATTAAATAGCAAGATAAATTGTTGTTTAGGGATATTTGTAGAAATGATGGGATGAGATAGTATCTCAAACTCTTACGTATTTCCTTCTTTTCCCCATTATTTTGCAGTTGGGATTGATTTGGTTGTGGTCCGCATGGTGCGGATTGCGCCTATTAAGCTACAACCCACACTATTTATTGCCTAAATAAAGTATCGAACCTATAACAGCATATGTTATAAGTACAATAAATGTACCTAATATAGGACTTATCCCTAACAATGGACACAATGACCCTATTAGTACCCATAATAATATTGCAGCAATTGCTGACACACTCTCTTTATCCATAATGCAAATGTTTATAGCTGTACCACATTACATGATACAGCTAATTACTAATCTCTTAATTTGAACTCATAAAAGCCTGCTACTGCAAGCAATGAAGCACAGTGCAAACAGAATACACTGAAATCCTTGCTTATCATGCCTACTGCTATGATACACAACAGTATTACGAATAAGCAAACATAAGCTAATTGACGATACATAAACATACTATAAATGTTTAAGTAAATAATATAGGTAGTTAACCCCAATCAAACCATGCATCAGCATAGTCTTCATCTGTATCAGATGGTGTAAAAATAGAATCAGATAATGACATAATTATGTAGTTTTAATGATTAATACTCAATACATAGTAGATGCAATAGATTTGTATTTGATTAAGTAAATAAAGCAAGCTGTTTCGCAACAGCCCGCTTTAGAAGTCGTGAATAGTAGTGAGGTACTCATCCGCTAATGGGGGTATTTCCCTCAATTGTTTGCAGGGGGGAGTGATTTGGATGGCGGATCACACGCTCACATCCACATTCAAAATTTTATTTTCTAAAAAAATTTTTATAAAATATGTTAAATATCTGTAATTATTTTAACATTTTACGTTATTATTAATATAACTTAACAATATGAATAGAGAAAAAGTATTTTCTAAGATAGGTTATGCATACCTAGATGAGATGATAGAAAGTCTATCTAAGTACCCTGGTATAAAGATACAGTACCCGATTAGTGATTTTACTGCAGGTAATACGCTGTTTAAAACAGTAACTTATGATGTAAATATTGCAGTAGCTACCTACAGTAAATACAGAGAAGAAATAGAACTACTAAACAAAGAAGTAGATAGACTAACTAAAAGTATAGATAGTTTAAACAACAAATTCTGTAATGAGCGATGGTTAACCAAATGCCCTAAAGAAATCATTCTAAAAGAGTACGATAAACTAAACTATCTAGAGGAAGAAAGAGAATTAAAATATAAACAGATATTAAATAGATTATATATCTGTCCATTACCTATATTTACACACAAATAATATGAAATTAATAGAATCCAGTGTACAGATAATTGAGGAAAGAGATCCTTACAAGATGATAGAATTAGCAGGTAGAACATGTTATAAGTCAGAGGATAAGATAACAGAAGACAGTGCTAAAGAATTTGTAAATCGTATGATTAAGCTTGGTCATGGAGCTATGTTGGAGCATGGTACTATCTATTTGAAAATACAAGAAATTAATGGGCATATACCGCCAGCTATGCTATATTGGAGAGACTCTACTAACCAAAAGTATTCTAAAGTCCGCACTCGGTTAGAGTCCGATTCTCCGTATTCTACTAATTATGAAGTGTTATATGTGACTACCAATTTAAGAGTATTAGTAGAGAACAATAGATTAGCTGATTTACAGTACCAAGTAAAGCCTACAGAGTATCACGAGAGGCGTATTACAGCTAAATTTATATGTGATAGAGGAGTAAGTCATGAATTTGTACGCCATCGCGTATTTAGCTTTGCTCAAGAATCTCAACGTTATTGTGCATATAATAAGGATAAATTTAATAGTGAAATTACTATAGTAAAGCCTCATTGGTGGAATGAGCAAGATAGTGATGTAGCTAGTTTATATATACGTACTTGGAAACATGCAGAGTATAGTTACATCACGCTATTAGAGAATGGAATTAAGCCTCAAGATGCACGTTCAGTACTCCCTAATGCAACTAAAACAGAACTGGTAATGACAGGCTTTGAGAGTGATTGGGAAGGCTTTTTTAAGCTCAGATGTAGCGGTGCAGCTCATCCAGATGCTAAGAAATTAGCTGATGAATTACGTGAATTAATGGTTAAATAATGTTAAAATATTGTCGTTAAATAGCCATAATTGTTCTTAATAAATGTTAAAAAGTTGATATAAATGGGAACCTAAAGGCATATTTATACGTTACTGTCTATGCAGTCAATGACAGTCTAAGACATACTAAGACAGATTAAACAGTATTAATAGACCTTACTTTAGATAAAGTATACTTTAGTTAAGTATATCCTAATATATAATATTATACGCATTATGGGTAAAAGAAAGTTAGTTAAAGTAGAACCAGCATACTCTGGTAAATACATAGATTACAAAGGTAGTACGTATCAACTAGTACAGACAGAAACTTCTTCTAAGTATTGTGAAGGATGTGCTTTCTATAATAAGAAGTGTGATGATAAACTTGTATCTTACTGTAGACAAGGATTTATATTTAAAAAAGCAGAATTCTAATGAATGAAAGTTTTATAATAGGTTTTATTATAGGATCTGGTATTACTCATGTAATATGGAGATGTATATACAAAGCTAAAGAATATGCAGAAGGAGAAGAGAATAGTAGAAATACTAAATAAGAAATTTGAAGTAATACCAAGTAAAGGAGGTAGTTGTGATGACTGTTACTTTTTAAATAAACAAACATGCCCTCCTAAAGCCCTTAGAAATTGTATATGGGGCGGTAATATACTAAAAGAAATTAAGAAATAAACAATAAAATAATATGGAAGATAAAGTACTTGAGACAGTAATAAACGGTTTGGAATATATTCCTTTGAAAGATATTTTGATTAAACCTCTGGAACCAATTATGTTGAAGAAAGAAGTAACTGAAGCAGTTGGTACTGGTGAAAAAGACGTAGATGGATATGAGAAGTTTGAAACTAAGACAGAGGTAAAAGAAGTAGAATCAGAGTGGAGAACCGGTATCGTACTTGCAATTGGATCAGAACTTACAACACAACCAGAATTTGCAGTTGGAGATACTGTTGTATTCAATAAGAAATTTGCTAAGGATTTTGATTTATTTAAAGACAGCATGCTGGTTAAACCGTATGATTGTGTGGCTAAGAAGATTAAGTAATATTAATGCGTTTAATGTTGTTGTGGAAGGCTAGGTCTGAGGATCTAGCCTTTTTCTTTATATTTACAGTTAACAAATGTTAAAATATTAATACCTTTTTAACAATTCTCGTTTATATAATTGTAACAACAATTAAACCAACTAAATAATAATTATTATGAGTATGAAATATAAAGTAGTTAAAGAGTTTGCATGTGCTAAAAAAGGTGATATCCTTACTTGGAACGACGATACTATGATGTTTGAATTTAATTACAAGGATGACAATAGTGAACGTGCAATGTTTATGGATGAACAAACTTGTGAAGAATATGCAGATGATGGTTATGTAATTCGTATTGAGAACGAAGATGAATGTAGCTGTGATGATATGCTGATCGAAGAGTTATCGGATAAGCTTACTAAGATTGAGTCTACTTTGATGACTTACTTACTAAGTATGAAGAGGATCATAAACAGATGAATGAAGCTTATAATGATCAGGAGATTCCTACTTGTGTTAAGGTAGAAGCAGATACTGTATACTACAATCTTACTAAAGTATTAAATACAATCAAAGACATTATTAATGAATAAACTTGTAAAGACCGTTAAGAAAGCGGATCTTTATCGAGAATTCCTCAAATCACTTGATGGTGTACTTTAGCTTACTGACAGGGAGCAGGATATAATGATATTACTCATTGGTATAGATATAAATACTCCTAAGCTCCCTGGTTATAGTAAGAATGTTATAAGTACAGAAAACAGACGTTATCTAAAAGCTGCAACAGGCATTACTAGTGATAACCTAAGTAGATATATAGGAAGATTAAAAGATAAAGGTCTGATTATAAAAGGTAAAGCAGACGATGAATGGGTAGTAAACCCAGCATTAATACCTGAAGTGATTGGTGATAGAGTACAATTAACAATCGTATTACGATTAGAAAAAGAATAACATGAATATAGAATATATGACAATAAAACCTGGTTCTATCCTATTACAGAAGGATTATAATTGGATAGTTAAACTGTGGTATAAGTTAGTAAAGAAAGAACTCAAATTTAACAGATTTACCATCTTTACTACTGACTGTGATTTGATTAACATTCATGGAGAGCATAGAGACGCAGTAATAGCAGAGCCTAAAAAGGCTTATAGTAAGAAAGAGCTTAAAAGACTGAATACTATTATTGACTCTTCTAAGAAAGAAGAAGGTGATTGGTTATCTTCTGATAAGGCAACAGTATCAGACTTATTCATAGCTATAAACTGTGTTAGACCTGATACATTTGAGGGTAAAAATAACTTAAACGCTTTCCTTGATAATAAATACTATAATATTAAGGAATTATCAGATGAAGCAAACTGGAGTGAATATATTTTCTGAGTTAAGCTAGAAATACAATTTACCTACTTAGATAATAAAAACAATATGTATTCATCCTTTCTTATTTGCTAATAGAAAGATAAGCCAAAGAGATCAAAGACCTTTAATGTTTACTTACTTAGGTAAAATAAAGATAAAGAGGAATCATGAAAGATAGGAAGATAATTAGACTGAGTAAGCTACCAGAATATGATGTAATTACAGAACTTATCGAATATATGATATATTATAAGTTATCCTATCCTACTGGTAATAAAGATACTTGTGAAGTACGATTAATTGATTCGTCTTGTGAAATAGTTACTCCTAATACGATCTATAAGATGACGGATGAGGTTTATTTATATCTGTACTTACTTAGTAATAAAGCTATAGTAAATATTTATAAAGTGATAAAAGATGATTAGATGTTATGACATAGGATTATATCCTGCATATTTATGGGTATCTACTTTAGAGTATTTTGATAAGTATAAATCTAGATTTTATTACTATGCTAGTATAGCAGATATGAATAATGATAATCCTGGTACTCCAACTAGTCCAACTAATAAAGGTGGGGTTACATTTGTGGTAATAGAAAAGAAGACTAAGAAGAAAGGAATACTAATTCTAATAGACGTAGATATAAAAGGTATAACTGACTTTGACTTTGATGTAGTAGCTCACGAATCTGTACATGGAGCAGATGCTATATATGACTTCATTGGTGCATACGGAGAAGGTTACGATAGAGGCAATGAGCCATATGCCTATTTAGTAGGCTTCATAGCAGGTAAGATAGGTCAATACATGATAGACTATATAAGAGATAATAAAGATGAGAATGGATAAAGAAACATCGCTAGCTTTACTCCAGCTAGAGAAAGAAGGAGCCAAACAAGGTCCTAAGATAATGAGTGACATGTTTGATGTAGTAGAGAAAGAGATTGAAAACGACCGTCTAACTTATGAAGAATTTATTAATGTTTTCATAGAAGTCTTTCAACAAAATGTACCAGAAGAAGCTGATGAGTCTACTGTAGAAGTTAGAGAGGAGTTAGTGAATAAGATTTGTCAAAGCATAATAGATAAGTATGAACAAGGGAATGAAGAATGACTTTAAGGATGACAAACTTAGATGGGATTTACTTCCTCTTAAAGAAATCGAAGACATCGTTAAAGTATATACTGAAGGAGCCAAAAAATATTCAGATAATTCATGGCAGTTACTTGATAATGGTTATGATAGATATAAAGCTGCGTTATTCAGACATCTAGTACTATTCGAAAAAGGAGAGGAGATAGACAGCGAAACCGGTTGCAGACATCTTGCACAGGTAGCTTGGAATGCAATAGCGATGCTGTACCACTCTAAACATAAGACGCCAGAAGATCTAATTAAAGCTTTAGATAAGCGTATTGAGGAGAAGATAGATAGTTGTAATTCAATATTAGATAATATTAATAAGTATGAACATAACGAAGGAGAGTCTGGAACAAGAGATAGCGATATACCAGAAGATGCTGGAGAAGTATCAAAATAACCCTGAATACGTTAATCCAAATTGTTCAGAAATACAGGCTAGAGTGATACTAGCAAGATTAAAGAAAGAGTATTATACAGATTATAGAATTGATTAATTATGGAACACTTAATTGGACGTACTTTTGAATATAAAATTAAAAGTAACAATACAGAAGATATAACATTTAGCCGACGAGATAATAATATAACACTCCGTTACGTATACATCGCTGAAGAAGACGGCAGAGTATATACTGAAGATGGTTACATACCTTATAAGAAAGGTCAAATTGTTGCTTATCTTGATGCATATGGTGATTTTCATTGCGAACGACCAGTAGTATTTAGTACTGCAGATGATTTAGCAGCTATAATTGAAGCAGAACGGAAAAAGTATAAAGAAAATGAAAACAATAATAATAGTTCCAAACAGACTTGTGATTGTGAAAAGGCCTAATGTAATTCAGCACAATGAAACTATTTGATATAATAGGTGGTAATGTTACTATACATGAGGAGGCTCTTGCTATTCCTGCATTTAAGAAGATATGGGAAAAGGATAAAGCAGATAAACAGCACGCTATTGCAGTAATAAGTTATATAGTATTTAAGAATAAATGGGATAGCCCCTATGTACTTAGTATGCCTGCTGATACATTAGAATCAGCTCTAAAGACAGAGTTCCTAGCTCCAGATTACCAACTTACTGCAGATGAAATAATAGCAGAAGAGTCATATAGACATCTCCAGTATACTCGTACTTTAGCTATGTTAGATAGCATTAGACTGAAACTAGATACATTTACTAAGTATTACAAAGATAGTCTGGATGAAGAATTAGACGAAAAGAAGATAGAGAAATACTTAGCTGGATTTGGTAAAGTAAAAGATACTTATGTTACTATAGATTTCTTAGAGAAAGCGGTTAAAGCTGGAGAAATCAATACTACTAAAGTTAAAGGTGACGCTCAAATTAACCCATTTGAATTACCACAGAATGTTAGAAAATAACATTGAATGAATACAAAAAAATAACAACAACGTTTAACAAGACAAACAAAGAGATTATGAAGAAGAATATTGAAATGCCGGATGTAATTGTCGATTTAACAGACGAAACTAAGACAGTGGAAGAAGCTATTGCAGAATGTGAAGCTGCACGTAAGGTAGCGCAACCCTGGTTGAAGCGAGTTACCAAACGTATCAAAAGTTGGTTTAAGAAATAATTCAGTGACGTCTGAGGATGCGTCTTTAAAGAAATCCTCCTCATTGTCGCATGGTGTAAAGGCAGCACTGGAATCTCTAAAATTCTAAGTTTCCGTTCGAATCGGAATGCGACTACCAATAACTAAGTAGGCGTCTAAATACGCATCGTAACCGCCTAAGTCACTTGCTATCTGATCAATAGTAAATACAGCTAATGAAGGACTGGATCGTAAGCCAGCGTGTTGACAGGAGTCACGCATAATCCTGTGTACTGCGGATTGGAGAAATGGCATCTCGTATGGCTCATAACCATAAGTTCCCGTTCGAGTCGAGGATCCGCAACGAAATGTAAATTTCATAATATATAAGTTTGAAGATTAAAATTAGAAGGGGTTCGTTGTGAAACGCGCCCCTTTTTTAAATAATATCACATGATAGATTTTAATAAGAAGATATCTAATAGTAATAAATTCTATTCGTATATAATTCCTGTGTCACTTCAAGATGCATGTTGTCAAAATTGGCGTTTTGCTGGAATATATAAGATAACTAATAAAATTAATGGCAAGTGCTATGTAGGACAAGCTGTAGATATTAGAAAAAGAGCCCAACAGCATATTACGGCATGTAAAAGAAATGTCAAGTCAAAATTATATGACGCAGTACGAAAATATGGAATAGAACAATTTGAAATTACAGTATTATTAATTATCAATCTGTTTGGAAAAACACAGGATGAAATAAAGAAAGAACTGAACGCTCAAGAAATATTCTACATTAATTTATACGAATCATACGAAAAAGGATATAATTCTACCCCAGGAGGAGATAGTGGAAGATTAGGTTTCCAGCACTCTAAACAGACTATTCAGAAAATTAAAGAAGCACATAAAAACTATAAACCAAAAAGAGCATATGACGTGAGTAAAAAGACATTTGGTTATGACTTATTAAATAGAGTTTTTGTTGAAGGGGAAAGTATATCTGATATATCGCATAAAACGCAGATAGATTATCGTAGTATAGGGCATATATGCAATAATTCTAACTATAAAAAAGGTGGCAGATTCATAGCCGCAGGCAGATATCTGTTTTCCTTTGAAAAAGAAGACCTATATGATAGAATAAGTTGGTATTATTCAGAAGAGTATAGTTATAGGAAGAAACATAGAAAACATGGTTGATTTTACTAAAAAAATTAAATTTTCTAATAAATTCAGAAAGCCAGCGCTATAGTTTATAGCAACTGGCTCATATTGTCCGTACCCTAAAGGTACGGCCGAATATATGCGTTTCTGGTAGGCAGAAGCGGATAAATGTATTGATGGTTATACTGCTGATGATGGAGACTATATCAGTGGGTATAACTATTTTTATTTAAACTACTGCCCTATCAATAGATCTGTGAATAAGTAGGTTAATGGTAAATGGGTAACTACTCGTGAAGTTACATTTCCTGATTTCTGGGATTATGACTATTACTATTTTCAATGTGTAGATGAAGCTAAAATAGAAGGTAAACATCTATGTGTATTAAAGTCTAGACGTAAAGGTTATTCATATAAAGCAGGCTCTATGTTATGTCGTAACTACTATTTAATACCTAACTCTAAGTCATATGTATATGCCTCAAATAAGCAATATTTGACTGATGATGGTGTACTTACTAAAGCTTGGGACTACATGGACTTTATTGATGAGCATACTGCGTGGGGTAAGAAACGTAGTGTTAATACTCAGATGCGTAGACGTGCTGGTATGCTTATCAAAGACGAATATGGCAATCAAATAGAAGTAGGTTATAAGTCTGAAATCATTGGCGTTACTTTGAAAGACAATCCTGATGTAGTACGTGGTAAATTAGCTAATCTTATCATGTTTGAGGAAGCTGGTTCTTTCAAGGAGTTAAGCGCAGCATGGCAGATTGCTAGACCTTCTGTAGAAGTAGATGGTAAAGCATTTGGTACTATGATTGCATATGGTACAGGTGGTGATACAGACTCTAACTTTGCTACACTTAAAGAGATGTTTTATCATCCTGATGGTTATAATTGTCTAAGTCTAGATAATATATGGGATGAAAACGTATAGAATACTAAGTGTGGATTCTTTATACCTCAGTATACAAATATGGACTTACGTGATGAAAACGGTAAGCGTTTGTATATGGATGAGGATGGTAATACTCTTACTATCAAAGCACGTACTTATATACTTGAGGAACGTAAGATAATAATATAGAATTCAACTAGTTCTGTAGCAGTAGATAGGTATGTAGCTGAACGCCCTATTACTCCAGCAGAAGCATGTCTTGAATTCAATGGTAATATATTCCCTAAGAAAGAGTTACAGGAGTAGTTAGCCAAAATACGTACTAATAAAAAACTTACTAACCACAAATAGGTAGGAGATCTAGTATGGGAATCTGATGGATCTCTTAAATGGATAGTAAAGAAACAAGGAGATATTAGCCATTATCCTCTTAATAAAGATGACGATCCTACTGGTTCTATAGTGATATGGGAACACCCTGTGTAGGATGCTCCTATTGGGTTATATATACTAGGAGTAGACCCTTATGATCATGATCAATCTGGTACTAATTCATTAGGTTCTACATTTGTTTATAAGCGTTTCTAGGGCTTTGAAAATTACTATGATATAATCGTAGCAGAGTATACTGGAAGACCTGCTACAGCTGAAGAATACTATGAAAACTTACGTAAATTAGCAGTTTATTACAACGGTAGGATTATGTATGAAAATGAGCGTAAAGGCTTGTTTCCATATTTTACTGCTAAACATTGTGATTATCTTTTGGCTGATTAGCCAGACATTATATCTGATATTGTTAGCAATTCAAAAGTGCAGCGAAAGAAAGGATGTCACATGAACAAGTAGATCAAACAATGGGGAGAAGGATTGATTAAAGACTGGCTTAACGATGAGAAATCTCCTGGTCATAAGAATCTACACGATATATTATCAGAACCGCTATTAGAAGAACTTATAGGTTATAATGATATAGGTAACTTTGACCGAGTGATGGCGTTGATGCAAGTAATGATTTATAGGGAACAACTATACAATGTAGTTGTTAAAGAGAAGAAAAAAAGTAATAGGGAAAGACTACTATTCGACGGTCCCTTATTTACTTATAGTAATTATAGTTATGACGATAACTATGATCAAGTCGAAGAAGATGTATATACATTTAATTAACATAATATGATAAGTAAAAATATTGGTTCGTTTCCAGTTTAGAAATTACCTATGTCTAAGAAGACAAAGGAATGGAAAGAGAACTGCGTTGACTATATTATCGGGAAATCTGGATTTAGCAATGGTGGTGGAAACAATGGACGTACTAGATATGAAGAGATGCAAACATACTATGATTTATACAATAGTATCTATAATGAAAAAGATCTCTTATATGTCACTAATCCATTTAAATAGAAAGACGGATTCCCTGCTACTGCTTAGGATTACAACATAATTAAACCAAAGATAGATTTACTATTAGGGGAAGAGACTAAAAGACCATTTAACTTTAAAGTAGTACGTACTAGTGATAATGCTACTAGTGAAATGTAGGAGAAAGCTAAGCAGATGCTTACTGACTATATCATGGGTATGATTACTGCTAATATGGGTTAGGAGGAAGCAATACGATTCCAACAAGCCATATAGTCTGGGGAACTACTCCCTCCTGAGTAGATACAGAAATACTTAAATAAAGACTATAAAGACATAGCAGAAACTACAGCCTATCATAGTCTTAATTACTTAAAGAATAAGCTAAATATAACTCACGAGTTTTATAAGGGCTGGAAAGACGCATTAATAGCTGGAGAAGAGATATACTATGTCGGTATTGTTAATGGAGACCCATATTTAGAGAGAGTAAATCCATTATACTTTAGTTATGACTAGAGTGCTGACTTAGAATTCATACATGATTCAGATTGGTGTTGTCGTAAGATGGTTATGTCAGCTACTGAGATATATGACAGATTCTATGACAAAATGTCAGAAAGTCAATTGAATGAATTACTAGAGATGATTGAAGATACTAGTAGAGGAGGTATTAATCCTGAGATGAGAAAGTCTTCATTAGATTATCCTCATATTAAAACTCATAGTATTAACAGTCTTAGTTCTAATCCATTTGAAGGTAGCGATAATATTAATGTATGGCACTGCTGCTGGAAGTCATTTAAGAAAATAGGATTCATCACTTATTAGGACCCTGAAACTGGCGAGATTGATGAAGTACAAGTAGATGAATCCTATAAAGTTACAGGTTTCGAACTAAACGTAGAATGGTCTTGGATCATCGAAGTATGGGAAGGTTATAGAGTTGGTGAAGATTTATATATAGGAATACAACCTCTTGAGTACCAACATATATCTGCTGATAATCTTAACTCATAGAAATTACCATATACTGGAGTAGTATATAATAATACTAATAGTTCTCCTAGATCATTAGTAAGTATGATGAAACCATTGCAATATATGTACATTGTGTTATGGTATAGACTCGAATTAGCTATGGCTAGAGACAAAGGTAAAGTACCTGTTATTGACGTTACTTAGATACCTAAGTCTATGGGTATTGATGTCAATAAGTGGATGCATTACTTAGGTGCTTTAGGTGTAGCATTTATCAATCCTTATGAAGAAGGCTGGGATATACCTGGTAGAGAAGGTGGTAAACCATCTCAATTCAATCAGTTTACTTCTCTTGATTTGACTATGGCTAGTACTATAGACTAGTATATCAATCTTATGAATAAGATCGAAGACATGGTGTCAGAGATATCAGGAGTAAGTAAGCAACGTGAAGGTTCTATTGCGTCTAATGAGCTAGTAGGCAATGTTGAACGTTCTGTAGTACAATCTGCTCATATTACTGAGCCTTGGTTTTGGGTTCACAATTAGGTAAAACGTGAGGCACTTACTATGCTATTAGATACATCAAAAGTAGCATGGAAGGGTAATAAGCGTTGTTTACATTATATACTTGATGATGCCACTAGAGCCTTTATATCATTATCTGATGATTTCTTCTATGAAGATATGGATATATTTGTTGATGATACTACTAAGAATCAACAGCAAGTTGAAGCTCTTAAGCAACTTATGCAACCTGCTATGTAGAATGGAGCTAGTCTACTTGATATTGCTGAGATCATTACTATGGATAATATAAGTATGATCAAAGGCCGTCTTGAAGAGATCGAACAAAAACGTATGGAACAGCAGTAGTAGATGGAACAAGCTCAGGCTGAACGTGAACAACAGATGGCTCAAATGCAGAATGAGATTAAAGAAGAAGAGTTGATGCTTAAAGAAGCTGAAATGGATCTTAAGAAATATGAAATCGATGCTAACAACGCTACTAAGATTACTGTTGCTCAATTGAATGCTTATAGAGGTGCTGAAGATATGGATCAAGATAATAATGGCATACCTGATCCTATAGAAATAGGTAAACAAGCTATTGAACAATAGAAAGTAAATTCTGACATTGCTTCTAAACAATTTGAATTTAATAACAAGAGACGTGAAATGGAAATGAAACGTGAAATTGAAAATAAGAAGATTCAACTTGAAAAGGATAAAATGAAGCAAGAGATGGAGTTACAGAAGTAGAAGGATAAAGAGGCGTACAAGAGAGAAGAACTGAAAGCTAGAACTTAGTTAAAAAATAAAGTAAGCGGAGAAAGATGAAAAAACCAGTAAAGATTGTTAAAGGTGTAATAAACTACTACTGTAATACTTGTAAGAGATGGCTACCTGAAACTAAGTTTAATAAAGACAGTACAAACTTACATAACAATCGTGGAGGGTTGTGTACCTAGTGTAAAGACTGTCAAAGAAAAAGATATTACAAAGAGAGATAGAGAATACTTTAGAATGATTTTTTAGCGTTAAAGTACAAGTTGAATGCGGCTTTAAAGGCTTCTAAGAGGAGAAGTAAGGATAAGAATTTATATAATGAGCTTGATATTGAATATTTGCTCTACTTGTGGAATTTTTAGAAAGGAAAGTGTGCTCTAACTGGAGAATAGATGACTTATAAATTTTATGAAGGTAGAGTAAATACTAATTTGTCAATTGATAGAATAGATTCTTCTAAGGGATACACTAAAGATAATGTATAGTTAGTAACAATGGCGGCAAACTAGATGAAAAACGATCTAACCTTGGACGAACTAATAGTCATGTGTAGTAATATAATGAAAACCGTAGGAGAGAAGTAATATGAATAAATTAAAAAAGTTAGGTTTATACTTGTGGCAATTGCCTCAAAACATAATAGGTAAAGTATTATTTGGGTTGTATCCTGGTTATACCACAGAGATAGACAATAATGCTAAAGTAAGGATATCTAATAGGATGTCTGGAGGCATTACTCTTGGTAAATACATAATTGTTCGTAATGCAAGATCTATCAAGCATGAATACGGGCATACTATACAAAGTAAGTATCTTGGTCCATTGTATCTGTTAGTAATAGGTTTGCCTTCTATACTTCATGCATCTGTACATAGAAGCTGGTGTAAGAATAAAGACTACTATCATTTCTATACAGAAAAATGGGCTAATAAATTGAGTGATAAATATTATAAAATTAAGGAGGACTAAATTATGGCATGCGGAGGAAAGAAATCTGGAAGCAAAAAAGGTAAAGGCGGAAAGAAAAGTAAATAATTATGGATAGAAACGCATTTAAATAGAGAATGCAAGCCCTAAAGTCTTACCGGGAGAGTAATCCCGGTAAAGGCTATTGGGACTGGAAAGTGTAGTCTTTCGAGGATGGTGGTGAAGTAAGTAGAGAATAGCAAGCCATATAGAATGCATTAAACGCTAAGGGTACACCTAACCAGTTTATGGATACTTGGAATTAGGCAAGACTAGCTACTGGCAACTTTAATGATTAGTTAGGTGATGGTAAGTTAGAACTACAAAAGGCTAATAGAGATGCAACTGCTATCTATAAAAGTCCTATAACTTACGGCTTTAATTCGTACCTAAGAGGCACTCCTGTAATGAAATCCGCTACTATGACAGAGTAGGAAGCTATACAAAGATATATACAGGATGCTAAGAGATAATGCCGATTATTTGAAAAACAAAGCAATAGATGCAGATGCTAACAGTAATTTATATTATTGGATGAGATCTGCGTTAAAACCATTTAGTCGTATAGATCCAAATACAGATAAACTTACTAAGTACTATAGTAAACCTACTGAGTAGAAAGCATATATGAATCAATTAAGAGAATTTATGTATGCAAATAAAATGATTGATACAAGAGATTAGATAGTTACTCCAGACCTAATAAAACAAGCAATAAGTAAGTTACCAAAAGGTATGTAGTCTATAAAGAAGGCTAGCGAATAGTTTAAATCTATGAGATCTTATACAAAATGGTTTAATACTATACCATTACTTGGAGTAGGAGCCGTAGGAGCAAATAAATATTTTACAAGCAATGAAAACAGAGACTGATCGTAAGTTATATACTTATGTGACAGGGGTTAATACTTTAGATAAATACAAAGAGGAGCATTCATATCATTACTTACCAGATGTTATAATGCCTCCGTCACAGGATTCTTATAACATAGAAGACATCTTATCAGAAGATTAGATAAATGCAATCAAGCTATTTGAAGATAAAAAATATTTTACATAGGAAGAAGCTCACGAAGTAATAGAATTCTTAATAAGAAGATGCTATGAATTAGGAGCTACTAAGAATTATTAATATGTTACAATATCCACAGTATCCAATACCTAACTATAAGTATGGAGGGATACATATAAAGAAAAAGAATAGAGGTAAGTTTAATGCCTTAAAGAAAAGAACTGGTAAGACAACTGAAGAACTTACACACAGTAAGAACCCATTAACTCGTAAGAGGGCTATCTTTGCTTAGAACTTTAGTAGGATAGCCAAAAAGAGAAAGAAGAAATAAATCTAATTATATATAATTATGGAAAATAAGAACACATTAAATGGATTTGAGGCAATTCTAGATGGTCTCGTTCCTAATGTAGGTACTAATAAGAATAATGATATTGACAACGATCTTAATGATATAGTTTCAGAAGAGTTGACAGATGAGGAATTGGAGGCTTTGAGAAATCCTAAGAAAGGTAAAAAGGTTGAAAAGGAAGAAATTGAAGAAGACGATGAAACAGAAGATGTGGATGATGCAGAAGAGGAGGAAGAGCCTATTGAAACTAAACCTAAGAAAAATAAGAAAAAGCCTGAATCTAAAGTTGATGAAGACGATAACACAGAAGAAGTCGAAGATAATGACACTTCAGATGATAACAAGTCAGAAGAAGTAATAGTTAACTTCTTTGATTCATTGTCAGAACAACTCGGTTGGGACGATGTTGATGATGAAGAGAAACCTAAGACTGCTGAAGACCTTATTGAATACTTTAGAGATGTAATTGAAGAAAACTCTGTTCCAAACTACGCTAGTGAGGAAGTAGAGAAACTTGATGAATTTGTACGTAATGGAGGCAATCTTAAAGACTATTTTAGTATTGATGCTGATCTTGATCTTGACAATATCGATGTGGAAGATAACGAAATAAATCAAAAGCTTATAGTTAAGGAGTTTTTGAAAGAAAAAGGGTTCTCTACTAAACAAATTGAAAAGAAGATTACCAAGTATGAAGATGCTGGTATTCTTGAAGATGAGGCTACAGATGCTTTAGAGGCTCTTAGAGACATTAAAGCTGAGAGGAAGGAAAAGCTATTAGAGCAGCAACAAAAGTAGGCTAGAGAGGCTGAAAAGCAGCAACAGGAGTTCTTTTAGAACGTTGTCTCTGAAATAAAAGGCATGAATAGCATTTATGGTATTGATATTCCTGAAAAAGACAAGCGCGCCTTGCTAGAATATATATTTAAACCAGATGCTAATGGCGTTACTAAGTATTAGAAAGACTACGCTAAAAGCCTTAAGAATCTTATTACTTCTGCTTACTTTACAATGAAAGGTGATAGTTTGATTACTATTGCTAAACAGAAGGGTAGAAAAGACGCATTAGATAACTTTAAGAATAGCCTGAGAGGTGGTGGAGTATCTAAGAAGTCTAAGAAACAAATAATAAACAATGATAGTACCTCAACTATTTGGGATACTTTTGCACGACAACTACGTGCCGCATAATAAAAAATTTAACAATAAATTAATTTACTAGTATTTTTATGGATAACAGTATTCTTAACAATCTGCAACTATACAAAGGTAAGTGGTTTTCAGACCTGATTGATACTGCGAAGATTTCAGTAGCTTCACAGTAGAATCCTTATCAGGTATCTACCATCCTGTCTTATGTATTTGGTACTAAAGATAGTGGCTATAGCACTTCTTTGGATATGTTGACAGGTGGTCTTGGCAACGTTATGACAATCGATCAGCCTTCTTTTGAATGGTCTGTAATGATCGATGCTGACCGTGCCGTAACAATTAGAGACGCTAAATGGAATGGCGCAGCTATTACTTCTACTTCTACTGCAGGTTTGGGTAACACACCTATTATGTTGTGGTTGGAAGATAACTGGTTTGGTCCTGGTGCTATTCTGGAGTTTGATAACAAAGAGTTCCAAGTACGTGTAGCCGGTGCACCGTATCAAGATGGTAATCTGTGGGTTTATACTTGCTTTGTAGCTGACGGTCAGCCTTCTTCTTATATTCCTGCTGAATATCTGGAAGCAGGTAAGCAGGTATCTCGTCTTGCTTCTGCATACGAAGAGTACAGTGAAGAGGGTGATATCTTGAACTACAACACTCACTTCAAGATGCGTAACTACTTAACTACCATTCGTATCAACTATGATATCACTGGTTCTGCTTATTCTACAGTAATGGCTATTGCACTGAAAGATCCTGCAACTGGTAAGACTTCTTACTTGTGGGCTGATTATCAGGAATGGAAAGCTTTACGTGAATGGTATAAGAGATGTGAACGTATGTTGGTTTACATGAAAACCAATGTTAACAAAGACGGTTCTTGTAATCTGAAGGGTACTAATGGTCGTCCTGTATTTATCGGTGCTGGTTTGCTCGAACAGATTGCTCCGTCTAACAGACGCTATTATACTAAGTTGACTGGTGAAATGTTGGAAGACTTCTTGTTTGACCTGTCTTACAACTGTCTGGGTACTAACGAACGTAAGTTTGTTGCTTTGACTGGTGAAATGGGTATGCGTGAATTCGACCGTATCTTGAAAGAAAAGGTAGCTACTATGAACCTGACTGATACAGTATTTGTAACTGGTTCCGGTGATAACCTTACTTTCGGTGGTCAGTTCAAGACTTACAAGATGACTAATGGTATCGAGTTGACATTGAAATATTTCCCGTTGTATGACGATACAGTTTATAATCGTGAATTGCATCCGATTACATTGAAACCGAAAGAATCTTATCGTATGACCTTCTTGGATCTTGGTCGTCGTGATGGTGAAGCCAATATCGTTAAGGTAGTTCGTAAGGATCGTGAGTTCGTTACTTGGTATACTGGTGGTGCTGTTGCTCCGTCTGGTTATGCTAAGAGCAAAGATACTCTGAGATCTAACGGTAAGGATGGTTACACTGTATTCTTCCTTGGAGAAATGGGAATAATGTTAAGAGATCCCCGCGCATGTGGAGAGCTCATTTTGGAGTAAGTCGAACATTAATTTAAGTTAAAATTAACTTATTCTCGAGTAACTTTTTTATGTTTTATACGTTATATATAATATAACTAATAATTGTATTATATGAAAAATAATGACGTATACAAAATCACTAATAAAGTTACAGGAAAAGTTTATATAGGAATAACAAATCAGGGCGCCGGTGCAAGATATCGCCATCATTGGTATGAAGTTCGTACCGGCGAACCTGCTCCTATTCACCGCTCAATGGCTAAATACGGAGAGGAAAACTTCACATTAGAAATAATTGATTTTGCCGAAACGTATGAGGAATTGAAAGAAAAAGAAAAGTACTGGATTAAACAGTATGATTCTATGAATAGAGAGAAGGGTTATAACTTAACGGAAGGCGGAGACGGTACATTTGGTAGACTGCATTCTGAAGAAACTAAAGAAAAAATGCGTCAAAAAGCTATTGGCAGAAAAGCATCTGAAGAGACCAAGAAGAAAATGTCTGAGATGCGAAAAGGTAAAACTACGGAAAAGTTACACAACCATATAATGAATTTAGTTGAGAAGTGTCAACAACCTGTAGCTGTACTTGACGCAAATAATAATATTATTAATGTATTTAGATCTAAAGCAGATTGTGCTAGATTTTATAATACTACAATAACTTTAGTTAGAACTTACAGCGAACCAGAGATTCCGAAACTTTGGAAAAAACAAAATGTTTACATTAGAAAGATAACGTTAGAAGAATATAACAACCATTCTCTAGACGTTGCTGCTTAATAACAGGATAAATCTAATACATTGTATTATGGAAGTAATCGTTAGAATAGTTAAAGTAAATCCTTGGACTGGACTTACAAAATGGCCTACAACATTTGACTATGTAGGACCCTACTGGACTAGATCTGGTAATATCTATACTGGCTTGAGCGAATAGGATGCTCGTAGATTGGAAAAAGCCTTAAACAAAGAAGAAGGAGAATTGTCACCAAGTAGTGACTTTTGGACTACCTTCGCAGTACAACTCGGTAAAAGAGATTTGATTCTCAATACTGAAAGGCCACTGGATGAATTACAATACTTATTCTTAAAAGGTCATAAGAGAGTAGCTGACGGATTAGCTAATATGAATCCTTCTAAGGACTATGTGTTGATTAATAAAGATGCAGAAGCTGAACAGACTAATAGAGTCAATAAAGTTAAACGTGAAGCATATAGAGAACTTGATAAGATGTCTATTGAAGATATGCGCAAGTGCTTACGTCTCTATGGTATGAAGTCTGATACTATGTCTAATGAATTAGTAGAGGCTAAACTTACAGAACAAGTAGAATCAGCTCCTGAGAAATTTATGCTTAAATGGGTTAATAATCCTAATAAGGAAATTAACTTTGTTATTGAAGAAGCTATTGCTAAAAATATCATTCGTAAGAATAGAACACAATATTTCTTTGGTACAGATCTGATTGGTAATGGCATTGATGATGTGATTGTTTATTTACAAGACAAGAAGAATCAAGACATCAAATTAGCCATAATGAACGAAATTAAATCTAAATAATGAAAATATCTGATTTACATAAGGCATTCAAAGTTCTAATGGATAAGAATTCAGAGGCAGTCGCTTTCGGCGGCTGTCCTGCATTTCTTCCAGAAGAAATTGATCTGTTTCTTAATTAGGCATATATAGAAGTAATATGTAATAAATACACTGGAAATAATACAATGCAAGTTGGATTTGAAGGTGCTGTAAAACGTATTGCTGATCTATAGAAACTGATTAAGACAGATTCTGCTTAGAATTTAGTATATCCATATGCTAGTTCTAATGTGCTTACTTTATCTAATTTCTTTAAAGACGGAGAAGAGCTTAAGAGAATGTTCTATGTAGATTGTGTACTCCATTATGATAATGAAGTATCAACTTGTATACTAATAGATCACGACAAAGCTGGCAAGTTCTTATAGACGTATAATAATCTACCTTGGATAGATACTCCTGTAGCTGTATTAGAAGATAATACTTTAAAGATATATATAGATCCTATTAGAATGGAGGCGGAAGAATATACTGCTGATATTACTTATGTTAAGTATCCTGAACTGATACAACATACAGATTATAATAGGAATATTACAGAAGTACCAGATTATATTCTTAATGAAGTAGTTAATAGAGCAGTAGTAATAGCTTTAGAGAATATTGAATCTAATCGAGCTTAGACTAAATTACAGATAAACAGTTTAGAAGAATAATAAAATATAAGAATAAGATATGAATAGCAGAGCAATGCAAATTGAGTTTGAAAGACGGATTACACTTATGAATCCGAATTTTGAATTGGCAGAAAAACTAACATCTGATACAATTTTCTCTTTTCTGAATGCATATACAGAACGTTATGTACGTCTGAACTATTTGCAAGAAGATGCAGTACAGGATGGTACTAGAGCTCAAAAGAAGAATGCAGATGCTTTAAAAGGTCTTATTACTAGAGGTCTGTATGCAGTTGAAGCTAAAGATGAAAATAATACAGATAAGACTAGCGATAGAGTATCTTTACCTTCTGATTACTTCTTATATATACGTTCTAATAGTTTAATATCTAAGAACTATAAGATAGAGGAAGAGATCTAGAACGAACAAGATTATGTAGTAACTTCTAATAAAACTATTAGAGAAGATGACGTTGAAAAAGTAATATCTACATACTATAACAAAGCTATTGTATTAAATCCATACGTAGTATTGAATGCAGGTAATAATGCAGATGAGGAAAAGAAACTTTATCTAAATGTCATTCATGATGAGTATACTACTATAAAGAAAGTAGATTTAGTATATTATCGTAAGCCTAAGAAATTTGACGTAATTGGAGTAGATGGAGTAAACGTATTAGATCACTGCGAACTTCCTGAAAACGTGCATATGGAGATCGTAGAAGGAGCAGTAGAGATGTTTATCACTGAAGCTAAGTATAGGTTAAATATGAAACCTGAAGATAATAAATAATTATGAAGAACATTGAATTACTTGAGTCTTTTGAATTAGAGCTTAATAAGTTAGATGATAACTTTACTAAGCCTACTACAAATACAACTGAGTATTTCTTGAATGCAGGTTTAGATAAATTCTGGAAGACAAGATATTCTTAGAATAACCCTAAGGTTAAAGGATTTGAATAGATTCAGAAAAGAATTGATGATCTACGTACTTTGGTTGCTGAAGTTACTTTAGTTCCAGATACTACTTCTAAGGATTTATATACAGTAACTATACCAGAAGATTATGTAATACTTTTAGGTGACACTGCCGGAATATCTCCAGCTGATGGATATACAGATCCCTGCTGGGAATTAGACAGTGATGGAAACTATGTAATTCATTACTCAGATGTATTAGAAGGTAGTATAGAAACTATTGATAGAATCAAGGAAAATTCTTTATCAGAGTATCATTTAAGATATACTAAAGCAAAACCAATTCGTCTATTATCGGGAAACGAAATTAAACTATATACTGATGGAAAATATAAAGTAAGTAAGTATATATTGCATTACTTAAGAAAACCACATTATATAGATATACACACTGAACCCTTTAAAGAATATACGGATATGCCTGAACATACACATCTAGAGATTGTTAAGTTAGCAGCTCAGTTGTATATTGAAAATCAAGCAAATCCTCGTTATAACTCCTATACTTAGGAAGTAGTTCCTAATATGGAGTAAACCAAATAGCGCTTAGAACGTGGAAACCTGCAATAAGGGAGTAGAACTAAGCGTCTTAGACTAAGCGCTTAATATGTCTAATTTAAAATAAAAAACTAATATGTTACAAAGTGTACATTCCGTATTGATCGGAAAAACTTGTCCTGCATCTTATACTACAGCTGATGCTCTTGCTGCAGGTGACGTAGCTTTATTTAACGAAAATAAAGCTTTGATTAAAACTGCTGCTGAAGCTGCTACTGCTAGTTCTCTTTACGTAGGTGTAGCTGGTTCTAAAATCAATGTTACTATGCCTGATGGTTCTGTAGCTCAGAAGGCAAATATTGACTTCTCTAATGAGATCAAGAAAAACTCTAAACCGTCTGCAGTAATTGGTGAATATGTAGCTCCTGTAGAAGAGAAGATCGTTATTACTTTGACTGATGCTACTATCGTTGCAGGTAATCGTTACGTATTACGTATTGTTTACAAAGATATGTACGAAGCTGCTTGGCAGTTTACTCATACTTATGAAGTATATGCTGAATCTGCAACTGCTGCTGGCTTAGCTGCTGCTATCGTAAAGAAAATCAATGCTCATAAAAATCGTCGTGTACAGGCTACTGTATCTTCTGCAGTTATTACATTGACTGCTATGCCGAAAGATGACAACGAAGGTGTTGATTCTTTGAACGAATATAGCGTTGTAACTATGGAAGCTTCATTGTATGAAACTATTCCGGGTGCTCTGCTTGCTAATCAGCCTAAAGCTGTTGCTGGTGCTACTATCGCTAAGACTGTAGGTAATCCTGGTAAGGGCTACTGGAAACAAGTACGTGATGCAGAAGTACGTAATATGGGTTACAAAGGCCACGTATTTACTGGTGCTTATCCTAGCGTAGAACAAGATCGTAAAGTAATCGAAGGTGCTGAATACGACTATGCTATCATTGAAAATGATAACCTGTATTTGAGCAATGACAACTAGTATATTAAGACTACTCCGTTGACTACGGAAGTTTATTGTCCTAGCTTGGTTGGCTCTATCGTAGACAAGGGTATCCAATCATTTATTTCTGGTGCAGAAGTAAAATAATAAATATTATTTCAGTGTGCTGATAAAGGGCTATGGGGCTAAATAGCCCTGTAGCCTTTTTTATTTAAAATAATATCATGAAAATAATCGGAATAAATATAGAGAATGGTATTCTATCAATAAACCTAGATACTAAATTACCTGAGACAGTATAGGAGGATTTGTATCTGTATATAGACACACTGGATAACTATTCTAATCGCAATTCAGCTATACCTAGCGATCATTCTTACTCTGTTTTACTAATGAATGAAGAAGGTGATCAGGTAGAATTAACAGAAGGAAGAAGTATTATCTATTTAGATATAGATAGCTTTGATCCAAAAATGGTGCTTAGCACATTTACTGTTACTATAGAAGATAGTGTAGCTTTTTATTATGATACAGAAGAACTGTATTATAAGCAAATAGACCTATTGTGTAATCATTGTAGTACTTGTTTGGATGATCAATAGAAAGATCGCATTATGTTATTTATGCTTAAATATAATTTATTACAGTATGCAGTAGAACATGATATAATTGATGATCAAGTTTAGTACTATAAAGATATAGCTAGAATGTTGAATATAAATACTAACCATTCTGTATTTAATGATGGTCATTATGACTGTAGTAAATGTTGTAAGAGTGGAAATAAAACTTTTTGTACTAGTTGTTGTAATTGTAAAAATGGAGTTTGTTCACTATGCTAACTAAAGAGATATACAAGATAGAAGCTAGCAAGAATCTACTTACTAAGTATAACATAGAGTACGATAAGTGTGACATTAAAAGTATAATATGTGCTACCTATATAGCTAATTTGATAGATGGGGATTACCCATTAACTCAAGTGCAAGTAGACAAACTAAAGTAGATTATCAATTGTCTAGTACAACCTAGTAGATATTGGGATGGTAACGATCAAGAAATAATACATCCCCTATTGCTAGAAAGAGAATTAATTACTAATTTTGGCATTGCCACTATTAATGACGAACTTATAATTTGTGAATAATGACTACAGAAGAATTAGAAAGATAGGTAAGGAAGAATACTATAGCTATTAAGACTGTGTCAGATAGCCTTGTAAACTATGTGCAAAATTAGTAGTTAACTAGTACTAATAAGGTTACAGCAGCTAATACTTCAGATATAGACAAACTGAAGAATGATCTCAATTCTATACAAACATAGATTAACTTGTAGAATAGAATTGAGTTAATGAAAGATACTAATATAGTAGATCCTACTAAGCTGGACTTATTGCAGTATGATGGAGATAGATGGTCTAATATAGCTGCTAGCAAAGTAGTAACAGGCTTACTTGGTAGATTAACAGACTTACAAGACGTAGAGATAAAGAACTTACGTAATGATAATGCTCTCGCATGGGATAGCGAATTATAGAAATGGACAAACAAGAATCTGAATACTGAACTGTACGATGACATATATATAAGTAAAATTAAACCTGATTCTACTCCTTATGAAGTATGGTTTAAAGACTCCGCTATTTTTGGTCAAGAAGGATTTGCTTCAGGTCTTACTGGTTTTGGTGGTAAAATTGATAAGTTTGGTCATGCTGAATTTGATAGCCTTACTTTACGTAGATTCCTAGAGGTGCCAGAGTTACGTTACAATCGTGTAGAGATTCAATTAGGAGATAAATGGAATGCCCCTGGTGCAGGTGTAATTGAAAGTGTTGAAGAATTAGATCAATATACTGGTCTTATTACTTTAAAGCTGGAAGAAGGTGAATATGGAGCAGTATCTATAGGAGACCTTTGTATGGGTATATTCCATTCTGAAAGAACTCAAGAGAATGCTGAATAGGATGAAGACGATGGTAAGGGTAACAGAAAGTTTGCCGGTTTCTATACTGTATACTTTGAAGTTACAAATATACTTGATAGTCAGAATAAGAAGTTTGGTTATAGACTTAGACCTGTAGATGAATACTGGAATATGACGTTCCATCCTTGTGCCCAGATGAACTTCGTAGCATACGGTAATAAAACTAATGTAGATCGTCAGACATCTTGTTATTCAACTCGTACTTATACACGTTACTTAGTAAAACAAAATACATGGGATCACAAGGCTAAGAATATAGCTATGTAGTTTGGTGATCTTAGTAATTTGAATATATTTGGCTATGAAATGACTGGTTATTCAGCATATCTTAACTCAGTATATTTCACTGGTACTATTACTCAAGTAAAGCCAAATGGAGATGAAGTAAGAGTAGCAAATGATTGTGGTGCGTGGGAACCTAATACTCATTATGATTATTATGATAGAGTAAGTGTAGAGGGTTACTTGTGGTTATGTATCAATCCTAATGGAGCAGATGACAAACCTAGTAGTTCAAGTCCTAACTGGTTGGAATAGGTATCTAAAGGAGATAAGGGTGAAGCATCATATTTCCATATCAAGTACTCACCAGTAGAAAATCCTACAGCTAGTCAAATGACTGAAACTCCTGATGTATACATTGGTACTTATGTAGACTTTAACTATGCAGATAGTAATAATCCTGCACATTATACTTGGGCTAGATTTCAAGGTGTACAAGGTGAAAAAGGAGAACAAGGTATCCCAGGCATAGGTATAGATGGTAAGACTTACTACTTACACATAAAGTATTCTAATGACGGCGGTCGTACATTTACAGGTAATAATGGTGAAGATCCTGGTGATTGGTTAGGCCTACTTACTGACTTAAATGTTAACGATAGTACTAATCCTGCTGACTATAAATGGAGTAAGACTAAGGGCGAACAAGGGGATTAGGGTATTCCTGGTTCTAATGGATCTGATGGAGCCGATGGTTTAATTATTCGTAGATCAGAATGGAAACCTAATAGAGAATATCGTAATGATCAAGATGTTCCTCAATCAGTATCTAAAATACGTTATTTAGACATTGTACTTGTAAGAGACTTTGGTGCAGCTACTGGTTATAAAGTATACAAATGTATATATACTGTCGCTCCACATATATCTAGTGATAGTAATGCTCCTGGTACTTCTGGTGGAGCTGCTTATTGGGAAGAATTTACTACTAATGTAGAAAGTATCTATACAGATTTAATTATCGCTAAAGATGCTAAATTAGACTTTGTAAGTGGTAATGCAGTCAGAGTAGGATATGAATCTGGTACTGATAACTTTACAGTAGTAGCTGGTATTACTGGAGCAGGTGGTAATAATGGATCTGCAATTAGAATATGGGCTGGTGCTACTGAGGAGAATAGAGGTAGAGCCCCGTTTAGAGTCACTCAGGACGGTATATTACATGCTGAAGATGCAGATATATCAGGAAAGATTGTTGCAAAAACTGGAGAGTTAGGAGAACTAAAAATTACTGGGATGATTGATGGACGTTTAGATGGAACAAACGGAATACTAATAGTCTCAGATTTCATTAAATTCTACGACAATTCTGGTGGAAAAGCAGATAGAACTATTCTATTTGGTGTATTAAATAACTTTGGTTATAAATATATGGGTGCTTTTGAATCCGATGTTAGAAATAGTTAGAATACATGGGGTAATAATGACGCCTTGTATTTTAACATACGAGGTAGTAATGCGGCCAATAGAGCTATATACGGTATGGGTGATATAGTAATGGACGGTGATGTTATCGGTTATAATTTTACGCCTTTTACAGGACCTTGGGAATCTAATACAGTACGATATATACCATATAGTAGACGAGTAATTCTTGCTAAGAATTATGGCAGTAGTAATTCTCATATTGGGTTACCTAGTATATCTTCTGTTTAGAATGAATTAGGATTACAAAGTGGTGACGCTTTTTGTGTTCCTATGTCTATAACTGTAGGAGAACCAGATACATAGCCATTAAGAATATACGGAAGAAGAAATGGAAATACGGCTTATCCTTTAATGAAGGCTATAAATGGAGAAGGCCCAATTGAATATATGGACCTACGTTGTAATTCTACTGTAGAGTTTTTGTTAATTTATTACCCTCTAAGTATTAGCATAGATACTTCTATTGCAGCTAAATATATGGCATACATAAATAGAGCTTGGTAATTTTTTAAAATATATAATTTGTTATGAAAATAAATTTTGCACAACTGGAAGTATATACAGATATTAAGAAAACTAACAAAGTCTGTATTGATGTTAGAGAACAAATAGGTGAAATGATATATGAAGTAGGTAGTGGTATTAAAGACCATGCTTTAGCATTCAAAATCTACAATTCAGATAATGAAGTAGAACTTACATCTGAAGAAGTAGAAGTACTGAATAAGTATGTAAGTCAATACTGCAAACCTGCCTTTATCCAAGCTTTTCTCGAAGCAACTAAGGAAGTAGAAGAACTTAAAGACGACGAATCGAAATGATAGTAAAAGGAGTTAAAATAAGTGAACTCGAACTAAGAAACGAACTAACTGGAAAGGAGAATATCCCTTTCCAGGATTCGTTTTATAATGGTAAGCTGAATCTGGAAGGCGTAATAGACTACTTTCAGAAGGTTACTAATTAGAATATTAGTTTACAGAGTTTAGTAAATATTAAATAGTGTATACAGAGTGCCTCAGAATTAGAGTTCTATGCTTCTAATGTAGGTGATGTATACTTTAATACAGGAGACAAGAAGTTGTATATGTACCAAGAGGATGGAACGTATACAATTAGTGATCCGTCTAAAACCCAGTTGTATGTATTTCTTACCCCTCTAGATAGTGAAAAGTCTGATGCTATATATAGATGGGATGAAAACAGCAAACAATTTATTGTGCCTTCGTATGTTGACGATGTAATAGAAGTATACGCTACGTATGATGTATCTCCTATTGGTCAATTAAACAATATTAGACTGTATAAAGATGATAAACATACTTAGGCTGTAATAGGAGAAGTAGGTAAGATATATATAAATATTGAAGAAGGTCAGCCTGCGTATTCGTTTAGATGGTCTGGTTCAATATGGGTTTCTGTAAATGACGGTGGCCCATTAATCATAGGTGAGATTACTGGTACTGCTTACGATGGCGGTAAGGGTAAACACAATAAAGATATTATAGACAGCTTACCTGATACGGTACTGTCCAATGTAAGTAGTACAGTTGAGAAGACAGGTACTACTAATAAGATAAATGTAAACAATAAGAAAAGAGGTAGTGATGAACTGTATGTAAATAATACAGATAGTTCTGTAACACTTGTTTCTTCTACTGATACTGAAGCAGGTCTTATGGCTGCTGCAGATAAGAAGTTGTTTGATTCAATGCCAAAGATGTGGCTAACTGAAAATACAACTATTACTACCGCAGCAGATAAAGTAACAGTAGTACAACCTATCTCTAGAGTAATAGATGGAGTTTATGTGAATTCTAGTAATCTATATAGAGACATCCCAGCCGCTACTACTACTACCGCAGGTATAATGACTGCTGCAGATAAAGTAAGGCTAGATACTGGAGTCGCTGAAGATATATAGGCTGAAAGAGAAGCTAGAGAAGCTGCAGATAGACAATTACAAAGTAATATCGATGCAGAAGCATCTACTCGTTCACAGGCTGATACTGCATTAGGTAATCGCATTACAACAGAATCTAGTGACAGAGAGGCGGCAGATACTGCATTAGGTGGCAGAATAGATAAGGAGATTGCTGATAGAGGTGATGCTATAGATACAGTTACTGGTAAGATTAATACTGAGGTAGCTGATAGAAAAGCAGCTATAACTGCAGAAGAAACTGCTCGCACTCAAGCTGATGAAGCATTACGTACTGATTTAGATGCAGAGGTCATCCGCGCTAAGAATGCAGAGAATAACATAACTGCTAATTATCAATCGGCTGATTCTGCTATTAATACTCGTATTTCTACAGAGATAGCAGATAGAAAACAAGCAGATACTGAATTACAATAGGCTATATCTGCAGAGACTACTAGAGCTACTGGCAAAGAGGCAGAATTATCTACGGCTATTTCTAATGAAACTACTGAAAGACAGAAAGGTGATCAGGACAACAACACTAAAATCACTGAGGTAAGTAACTAGTTAAATGGATTTATAGCTACCAAAGGTCAACCTAATGGCTTTGCATCATTAGATAGTAAAGGTCTTATTCCTTCATCACAGTTGCCTGCGTACGTAGATGATGTAATAGAAGTAGCTACATTTGATGAGTTACCTGAAGTGGGAGAAGCTGGTAAGATATATGTTACATTAGATACTAATCTTACTTATAGATGGTCAGGTACTAGATACATAGAGATATCTCAATCATTAGCATTAGGTGAAACATCTAGTACAGCTTATGCTGGTGATAAAGGTAAATATCTCAAAGATGTATCTGACAGTTTACCTTCAGATATAATAACTAGTATTAATTACCTTCCTTCTACTAATTATGTTAACATAATGGGTAACAAGAAGACTAAGGGTGAAGACGGTATATATATTGATGCAGATTAGGCAATAGTAACTATTGGGGCTGCTTCCTCTACGTTTGCTGGAGTTATGACAATAGCTGATAAGGTTAAACTAGACGGTTTAAAGACTCAAGAAGGCATTACCTCTGATATCGATAGTGTTCAGAGTAACCTTACTACTCATATCACTAATAAGTAGAATCCACATTCTGTAACTAAGGCTCAAGTAGGATTAGGTAATGTAGATAATACTAGCGATGCTGATAAACCTGTTTCTACTGCAGTACAGGCTGAATTAGATAAGAAGACTAACTCTGCTATTACGGATATTGACTTTGCTGATAGTACTGCTGATGACGCTATAATGACTGTTGGTTTAGCTAATGGTATTATTACTAGTGAGAAGAATGTAACATTGCCGAAAGCTAGCTCAACGTCAGCTGGTATCATTACTAGTCAAGAAAGTATTAAACTTAATAAGATACTTACTAATGGTGATGGTACTAAATTCTTAGCAGATAATGGAACTTATATAACAGTAGAAACCGAAGTAAATACCGAAGCTGTAAAGACTACTAATGAGATACCTGTAGCTGGTGGCCCTTTAGCTAGTTTACTTAACAGTGCTGGTATTACTAGTATTAGTTCTGATACTAATCTGTAGGATTTATTTATGACATTGTTTACTAAGGAATTGTGGCCTGGTAGTCTTACATTTACAGAAGGTACATCTAAAGCTACTATTTCAGTTCCTTCATTCACATTGAGTTCTACTGGATTAGTAGAAGTAGGTACCCCTATTACTATTAGTGATACTACATTATCTGCAGCTGTAGCATCTAGTACTCCTAGAAAGTATTCTGGATTTACTTATGGTTATAGTGCTGCCAATGATAACAGTAAAGACTCAGATAATAATACTATTACTATAAATGGTTCTAATGTAAATCTGTTAGAAGAAAATTATACTATGACTAGATTAGTAAATGGAGAATCAGAAAGTGCTACTCCTAATACAGATCATTCTGCTGTTACTTTAGAAAGTAAAGTATTTAATGCAATTGAAGGAAGTAATACAGTGAAGGTAGATATTACAGGCCCAAAAGCAACTGCTACATTTGCATCTATGCCTATATATTACGCTTGTTCTAATCTTGGTAAGACTAGTGATGAACATAAGACTGTAGCTAAAGAGAATGCTACACTTAACAGTATTGTTCCTGGTAATACTAAGACTTTAACTGTTACCGGAGTATATCCTTACTTTACTAATAAGGATAATATTGCTACATTTGCTAAATTGCCATTATCTACTAGTAAGTTATTGGATATTACTTATGTAGCTGAAACAGCAAGTAACAAACACGCTTTCAAATTACCTTCTAAATTCACAGTAAGTTCTATAACTCTGTTAAATACATTAAATGATAAGTACGAAGATTATAGTATAGATCGTTTCACAGTGACTACAGAGAATATAGAAGTACAAGGAAGTCAAGTAGAATATAAAACATATACACGTAATGATGGTATTAATGGATCTTCATCATTTAAAATTACATTTGCATAATTATGAGAAATAAAGGAACATTTAATTTTAGTGGTAACTTAGAAGTAAAGAAAGATGCACCACTTGAAGCAGGTAGTATAGTTCCTACCTATGCGGATCTAACCAAAGCTGAGACTTGGACTGATGAAGAAGGTAGTGTATGGGTATATAAAGGAAAGAATGTTACATGTGAGGATAGACCAGGTAAGCTGTATCAGCTTACCTCTACCGATTATACTAAAACAAGTAATTGGGTAGAGATTGGTGGTGGAGGTACTGGAGGCGGTATCGCAGAAGCTCCTGAAGATGGTAAGTTGTATGGTAGATAGAATGCAACTTGGTCTGAGATAAATGATCTTATATTATTACCATCAATGATTATTACTATTAGCTAGCATAGTTCTTCTGAAGAAATATTAGAAGTGTTTGGTGGACTTGAGTCATTTAAAGCATTGATGATTAAGATTGCTTCTAGTAACAAACCGCTAGCTATTGCTGATAGCAATTAGAGTTCGTCTACATCTGCTTTCGTTATATACCATACTTGTACTTATGTAGAAAGTACATCTAAAATAACTATAGAAGTCATGTATCAGTTAGGCACTGTTGTATACGATATGGTTATACGTTATGAAAATGAGACAGCTAGTGCTACAGTAAATTCATTTCTGTATCAAACTAATAAAGATCTTGAAGTATATTACTTTGAACCAGGTATATCACAGGGTAAGATAAGTCAAGAAGAATACACTGCATTGTAGAACGCCATTACTAAGAAGAAAGTCATTATGACTTACGTAGGTATGGCAGATCTATCTACTACTGGATCACGAATTCCCGTAGCCGCCTATACTATAGATAATGAGATTAGTCTCAACTTTGTAATAGATCAAGATTCTGCTTATCCTCTATGGGTATATATACACATTAATGGCTCTACTAGAGATATAACTGTTACTAAGAGAATAATGGGTTAGACCTCTAAAGCTATTAGTGGATTGGTTCCTGTTGATGGTAATACTGAGATTACTGATGCTTAGGCTATGGATTTTGTTAATAGTATGTTCGGAAGTTTTAATAATTACAAGAACGTAGTAATGGACATTATACAAAATCACTCTCAATATCATATAACTTTACCAGAAGATACACTTGGTACATATTTTCAATTAAGTAATGTAGTTGCATATCACGATAGCTCTTCTGCAAATATGTACTTATTAATGTTTACAATAAGCTTACCTGCAGAGAATTTTGCTGTAAATGTACATTCGTTTTATATAAATGTAGATGGTACTGGAGGATACGTTAAAGTTAATTCTCTAATAAAATCCAATAATCTCACTACCGCAACTAAAATATCTGCTACAGATTATGCAGCATTAGATCCTAAGGATGCTAATACAATGTATGCAGTAACTGAATAAATATAAGTATTATGAGTGATATAAAAGTAGGTTCTTCAGAAATGGGTAATATATATTTAGGTACAAATTAGCTTTCAAAAAGCGGATCAACTGTGGATGTTAACAAAGATGGATTTCGCTATAACTATAGTATGTATTGTTTTATTAACACTACTAATCAAGACAAAACAATATATATATTTCACGATGCCGCTTCTCAAAATGTTGTTATACCAGCAAATACTACTAAAGTTTTTAATTTTGAAAATGAAAGTGAAAGTGGGATTTCTATAAAAGCAAAAACTGCTATGACTGTATGTACGTTTCACGTTGGATATGATATTAGCGTTTATGGGAATAAAAATGGACGTATATCCAATAAGATAAATCAAAGTATAGCTGCTAATGGATATTTTTCTATTAGTGCTTGTGAGCGTGGTTGCGGTATATTTTATATAACAGCTTAAATATTTTAAATAATATGGGAGAAACTAAATTAGGTTCATAGAACATAGGTAAAATATTCCTCGGCAGCTAGCAACTGGGGGAGGGGTTGACGTTCCCTAAAGATAGACTGGAAAACGTTATGGATAATAACAGTATTATACTTTATATTAACACTAATAATCATCCTGTAAATTTTATTTTGGATGACGTCCTTGAAGAAACTGTTGATGCTAATTCAGTATGGTTTATAAATACTAGTAGAAACCATTTTTTAAATATGGTAACTACAGAAAATGTTTATATACATATTTTCTCTGATACAGTGATACTTCCTATGACTTATATGATAGCGGGTAATCCTATTCCAGTAGATCTAGATAGTGATGATGGTGTTATGATAATTATCTCTGCACAATAATATAATTACAATTATACTTTTAAATAAAGATGAATCCGTACTTAGTTCATATGTCAGATAGAGAATTACTAGAGTAGATATATATGTTATTACTCTAGATTAATGTTAAAGTCAGTGAGATTGATAATGACTCTAAACAATTCGGTATGAACTTGGCTGCGGATTTATTAGGTAATATGATGGACGATTTATCTAATAATAATAGAAAACAACAAAAAGAATGAAACACTTTACAATTGAAGAGATGACCGAGTCTTCTACTGCAAAAGCAAAAGATATAGATAATACTCCTTCATAGGAGATCTTAGCTAAACTGTAGAAGCTAATAGAGGCTATTCTAGACCCTTTAAGGGAATGGTATGGTAAACCTATCAGAGTTAACTCAGGATATCGTTGTGAGGCCTTAAATAAAGCCGTAGGCAGTAAAGCTAATAACAGTTAGCACTTATATGGAGAAGCAGCTGATATTACTGCAGGCAGTAAAGAAGAGAATAAGAAGTTATTTGAGTATATTAAAGATAATCTTCCATTTGATCAGTTAATTAATGAATCTGATTTCTCTTGGATTCATGTATCATATAGAGAAGGGAGATTACGTAAACAAGTATTAGCTTTATAATTAAAAATTATGATAAGACAAGAAAATATTAATTTTGTAGCATCTAAGTATGCTCCTAATCCAACTGAAGTAGCATATTGGATTGATTTAATAGTAGAGGCTCTATCTGCAGCTCAAGGTAAACAGTTAATGAATTTAATTAATGCTTTGACTGATAGAGTAACAGCACTTGAAACACCTGAAGTTCCAACTGTATAAATTTAATTAATTATGACAACGTTAGCATAGAATGCAAATGCAGGTTTATTCGTAGGTAGTTCTTTGATTTCTAGTCAAGAAGGTCCTCAAGGTCCTTAGGGGGAACGTGGTACTGATGGAGCAAGTGCTTCTATTACAGATGTAACAGCTACTATAGATTCTAATGTAGGTACTCCAGCAGTTACTGTAACTATGGGGGGGACTGCACAAGCTAGAACATTTACTTTTAACTTTAAGAATCTTAAAGGAGTACAAGGTCCACAAGGAATTCAAGGAGCTAAAGGAGAAAAAGGTGATACTGGTGCTAAGGGAGACACTGGAAGTAAAGGTGATAAGGGTGATAGAGGTACAGATGGAGTATCTTGTACACATTCATGGAATGGTACTACTCTTACTGTTACATCTGCTTCAGGTACATCTTCTGCTAATCTGAAAGGAGATAAGGGGGATAAGGGAGACACTGGATCACAAGGTCCACAAGGGCCAAAAGGTGACAAAGGAGATTAGGGGCCACAAGGACCTGCAGGATCTACTAGTTATAATGCTGATACAGTAGATGGCTTTCATATAGTATCTTGCACTTAGGCACAATATGATGCTTCATCCAAATCATCTAATACTCTTTATTTAATTATAGGATAATATGAATGGAATAAAACAAGGCACTAATAGTGTTAATAAAGCTTACTTAGGTACTAACCTCATAATGGGGGGG